AGATCCGCTCCCACGAGATCCGCGCCCCTGAGGTCCGCGCCCCTGAGGTCCGCCCTCACGAGATCCGCTCCCACGAGATCCGCGCCCCTGAGGTCCGCGCCCCTGAGGTTCGCGCCCCTGAGGTCCGCGCCCCTGAGGTTCGCGTCCCTGAGATACGCGTCCCTGAGGTACGCGTCCCTGAGGTACGCGTCCCTGAGGTCCGCGTCCACAAGGTTCGCTCCCCTGAGGTCCTCTTCCCTGAGGTCCGCACCCCTGAGGTACGCGCCACTGAGGTCCGCGCGTTCTCCAGTTGAGGCGTCTTCTAACCACAATCGGTGTAACCTGAGTACTTCTGCTAGATCCTTGCTGTCCATACTTTCCTCCTTAGATCGGTTTCATGCCATCTTGTGTCACGACACGTCCACAGGCGCCCAGCTCGCCCAGAGCTGGTAGTGAAACGTGCGCGACCCAACCTTGCGGCACATGCCGTACCGCTTGGTGGCATTCCCGAAGCGACACCCTGTCTTCTCGTCTGAACACTCCAGGAGTACGGCCTCGGGATGCTCCGCAAGCACGGCCCGGTAGGTCGCGAGCTGTCCGGCTCTCCGGTGCTGTGGATCGGCTGCTACCATCTCCTCAAGCTCTGCCAGAGTTATACGACTCATCATATCCTCCCTCGCGGCTCCCCGCCGCTCCCGCTGCGCCCCATTCCAGGGGAACACCGGGAGGGGCAGGCGCCCCTCAGACTCACTACAAACTCATGCCGTACCACTTCAGCACCCCTCGAAAGCGCTCCACTTCTTTTTCCGGCAGGATCTCGAGCAACTCCTTCGTTGCGCATTCCACGTTTTTGGCTTTTTCGATGCGATTCTCCTCCATCAGGAAGTCCCTCTCATTCACGACCGCACGGCAGATCGCTTCAACCGATTCCCGCGTCATGACTCACTCCTTCGACTTGCGTGGTCCGCGCTTCTGACCCTTGTCGCTGCGCTCCTTGCGCGCAGATCGACCCGCCAGCAAGCTGTCGATTCCATGCTGGACCTTCTCCATGCGCTTCGCCACTGCCGCTACGATCTTAGGCTCGAACTCTGCCCGGACCTGTGCCTCGATCGAATCACGATACTCTTCGATGTCCATAATGTCCTCCTCATATCGGGTTCATGCCACCGGGAACCGCCCGATGCGGATACAATGCCTCATTCCCCGTTGATATCCGCATGTCTGTACTCAGATATCAGTCTCTCACCCTCGTGTGCCGACCCCTGTGTGCGATATACCCGCACGATGTCCTCCTCGGAAGCCTCATCCCATGTGATACTCACCCGGCACCCCACGTGCCAACCGTCTGCTCGAACCTCCAATCCGGAGCGCTTGCTCCCCAGTCTCGACGCCATTCCACGCTGACCATTCACCGTTCCTCTGTACTGTGCCATGACTCAACCTCCCTACGCGATCCATTCCGCCAAGTAGTCGTCGAACTCAGATCGGGTCGGCTCCATCACAAGCACGGTTTCGAGCGGCTCTGCCCAATCCTCCTCGAGCACGGCCCGCACCGCTTGCTCCGCGGCTGTCGCCGCCCTGCCCGGGTCGAGATGTCCCGCAGCTGAGAGAACGTTGAATGTGTGACCCCAAACGCTGTCTAGGATGGACTTGATGATCATGGTGCCTCCCATGTATCCCTAATCCAACAGTACGATCCGTCGGGAAGGGAACCCCCGAGTAGCTCGTACGGTGAAACCTCTTCCCCCAGCTTGCGCGCCAGTTTCCACGCGGCTCTGCAATGGTTTGGCTCAACATCAAGCCTATAGTCCCACGGTACCACCACCGAACCGCCGTAACAGACCGCCTTTACTCTCTGACCCTTGGTGTTTGTCGCTGGTAGACGGTACGTGCGAATCGCTTGTTGCATCGTGTCCTCCTCCTCGCGGACCCCGCAACGCCCCTCAGGGAGCTGCGGGAGGGGCGGGCGCCCCTCAAGACTATTCAATCTCGCCCCTGATCCATTACTCAGCCGTGTTTGCGTCCTCGTCCTCGTCACCATCACAGTGGGGGCAGCCCATAGACTCCGTGTCGTACTCGCACAGGGCCATCACCTCTCCCACGCGATCCCATTCCTCACCCTCGGGAATATCCTCCGGGTCGAGGTTGTAGCGCTCCTCCCAGCTGTCTCCGCAGCGGGTGCACGTCACCTCAATCACAGTGTCAAGGGTCCCGTCGTCGAGCAGGGTGTACTCAAAGTCGCTCATGAGCGTCCTCCGATCAGGGATATGGGTTATCAGTCGGCCACTCCACATGCTTCCATAATCGGCTCTGGGTCACGGTTTGTCAATGCCAGAATGGCACGGATTGTAATAGTACTGTCACAAGTGCAGTATCTTGCGTGATGCCGTGTTTGTCTCGCGCGCGGTAAGAAAAGTGAGGGTAATGGGGCGTGAGAGTGAAAAAGTTCCCCTATAGGGGTTTATGGGCGGAGCGGGTGTACCTGGGCTGTGGTGGGGGTGGGTGTTGGGTCGGGCGGGAGTACTCTAGCTGTGAGGCGCTGGGTCGCCGGGGCCGAGCGGCCAGAGTAAGAGGAAGTCTGTACAGTTAGGGTGTAGTAACAGTGTAATAGAGAGGGTAAGATCACAGAGATACGAAAGCTGAAAAGAGCTAAGCGCAGGGGTTGTGCGACCAGAGTAAGAGGAAGTTTGTGCAGTTAGTATGTGGTAACAGTGTAAGAGAGAGGGTAGTGTCTCACACTGTCTCAAAAGTGTCTCACTACTAATGAGACACTTTGATGCAAATTGCACCACTGGGAAAATTCATTCCTCCGTCCAGTCTCCACCTAACTAACCGGTTGGTTGACATTGGTTGTATAGCGTACGTTATATGTCCCCCAACCCCGCCCCTTCCCCCTTCCGCAGTGTCTCATGTGCCCAGTCTCAACGTCATCATGAGAAATAATCACGCCATCCTGAGACCAGCTAGCTAGTGACGCCATGTCTAGGTTGACAGAATGAGAGTTATCGGACGCTGCGCTGCGGCATGGGGCCTGACAAGATGCGTCAAGGCAGGGGAGAAACGTACAGGACCCAGCCCCTTAGGCCCACCGTTGCCCCCTTCGATTCGCTCTTCAGAGACGGAATCCCCCTCTCCAAGTTCCCCACATTTTTCAAAATCGTCCTCTAGCCAGTGTCCCATCCTCTTGACACCTCCACCTTCAAGCATTATCCTATTGTGTGTGCAAGAGCGACCCGGGGGTCCTGCTCCACGTGGTAGATCAAGGGGCCGGACAGGCCCGCTCCCATCAGGCCACTAACCAATAGGGAGCGGGCCTTACTTTTTTCTTACGCCTCAAATTACACTCTCCACCCCCCTTGACACACCCATCTTCAAGCCCTATCCTAGTAGGTGTGGGCATGATTCCAACGACCAGGAGCATAGTATGAATGTTGCGGTTTATTTCCGTTACGGTGATTGGACTCAGCAAGAAGAGCTTAATGCAGCACGGCATTATTTTGTAGTTGAATCCGATAGAATGGCAATACCGGTACAACATCTTGTCATTCCTCGTTATTCTATGTTGCCTTTTCCAGAAGAACTAGAAAGAGACGTTACTCGGTATCTGGGGGGTTGCCTGATTAATTCATGTGCGCAGCACCGTTTTGTAGCTGATATTTGGCAGTGGTACCCAGTAATTAAAGACTTAACTCCCCGCACTTGGAATAATTGGGCAAATCTTACGGATGGGTCTTATGTAGTAAAGGGAGTGACTAATTCTCGTAAACATGAATGGAATCGGCGGATGTTTTGTCCTACCGTCGGGGATATACCAGGTGTGGCCAGCAGTTTACTGGATGACTGTTTGATTAAGGATCAAGGGATTGTTGTACGGGAATATGTACCTCTTGAGCAATTCGGAGTTGGGATTAACGGATTGCCCATCACGAACGAGTGGCGTTTTTTCTGTTATAGAGGACAGGTTCTTTGTGGTGGTTATTATTGGTCGGATCATCCAGAGCACAAACCAGCTTACAGTGATCCTCCGGATCGCGCCAATAGACTTGCCAAGAAAGTTGCACAGCGGTTGAATGGGTTAGGTAAGACGCCATTCTTTGTTGTTGACATTGCAAAGACTGAGAAAGGTAAGTGGATTGTTATTGAGCTTAATGACGGATCGATGTCAGGATTGTCTTCAATCGATCCCGAGGAGTTTTATAGAAAGTTGCGCTTGGCATTAAGTTAGTTACCATATGTTGAGCACCAACTTCCGCCTCCTCCCCCTTGACACCCTCATCTCCAAGCCCTATCCTAGTAGGTGTGGGCATGATCTCAAGCGGCTGGGGCATGGGGCTCGGTGTAGTGGGGTCGCAACTCACGCTACGGAAGATCCGTGCCGATGGGGTTCGAGTCCCCACCCAGCCTACCTTGATTCATCCCCCATGGAGGACCCATGACTAAGCGCACCGTAAGTGTTAAGTGGTTGACCGCCAACGACGCGTGTGAGCCGCAGATTGAGCTGTTCCGGGCAACGTTTGGGAAGAGCGTACGGGTAACCAAGTCATCGCTTCTCAGGGCTGCGGAGGCGGGTCTTGACCTGCTTTGGTTTGCGTCTTACAATGATTTATGGCCTGAGGTGTCAGAGATAAATGGCAGACTTGCTGCGGCAATTAATTCGATTTGGGAACGGTATGAAGTGGATTTAGGTCCAATCTACAACCAGCGACAAGAGGAGTACAATGTAGTGTGGGAAAGATTTTACACTAGAAAAAATGGCGATGTTTGTTCCATCCCAGATAGCGAGTGTGATCGAGAGTTCGGATCAGTAGACGCGAAGTACAATCCATTACTTGCCCCCATCCTGCTTAGAGCCGATGCCGAGATCCAGCTAGCGAAGATTCCGTTTTACACTGAAGCGGCTGGTGTGATCTGGAAAGCGCTGAAGGACCGGTCTTGACCCGTACCAGAGCGTACCGTAGGCAGCAGCGCAGGAGGGCGTTTCAGCGCGCTAAGAGAGTCGTAGAGAGTTGGGGGTGCCCAAGTGATGAAGACTGGTGCTTGAGTCTCATTCGGATGATGGCTAAGTCATCTATTGGTTGTATCTTTAGAGAGGATTGTTCGCGTCGAACATCTGAGATACGCAGGATGATGCGATGTGAGGAGGATGAGTAACATGACCCCTCAAGAAGCACATACCCTCCAGGAGGCCCACGTCCATTCCCGCCTGAACCTGACCGAGGTTCTTGCCAGCGAGTTGTGCGGATGTTTTTACTGTGGCTCGCTGTTCAAGCCGGCGAAGATCAAGGAGTGGGTGGACGCAGGTCAGACCGCGGTATGCCCCAGGTGCGGCATAGACGCTGTGATAGGAGATGATTCCGGGGTGTCGCTATCCCCGGAGTTCTTGGCGAAAATGGAAGAGTACTGGTTTGGGGAGTTGGAATTATGAGCTTCTACTGCCAGCTGGTCCCCTCTGATGTGGTTCATCTCAAGGCCATCACTCCAGGCAGGATTAGGTACTGGCTCATCATCCTGTGGTTTAGGGTGCTGCGACTCTTGTGGCCTGGCGAGGTCTCGATCAGCTGGATGGATCGGGATACGTACGATGAGTTAGTTACTAGTTATATTAAGTGGAGACATGATGATACTCAATGTCAATCCACGTATAATAACTACATAATGGTTAAAAACAATCCTGCTTACGTTTCAGGAATGTACTGGATGATGAATAATGTACCACACGAGTAAGGAGTTAACGCGTGTGTGACTGCTACGATGCCGAGTGTTCTTACCCCGGTTGTTCCATCTTGATGCCGGTACACATCGCAGACTTCTGCATGGAGCGCGATGAGATTGAGGTATTTTGCTGGAATCATCTGCCAGAACCAGGACCAAACGTCATCGTTTATCGGGCCGATCAAAACATTGGTGAGTATGATTGGTGGGATAGGGATTGGGATGACACGTACGATCCTGACCACTGCACACCAACAACCAGGGATCAATGGGCCATGGGGGTTCGGTACTTGGTAGATCCCCCAGGTGGAGATTTAGAGTGTGTGTGTGCTAATGCTGCGTTTGCTACGATTCCGGTAGGAAGCGGATGATCCCTGACGACAGCATCATCTGGGCAGACGCCAGCGACGAGGTGTTGGCTTCCATGCGCCTTGGACGCAGGCAGTACGTGCTCACCGGCACGTCCGATGACACCGGACCAGGCATCCTGGACATGCCGTCACGACCCGGCTGGTCCGTGGTTGTGCTCTGCGCGGTGGAGCTGCTGCGTCGCGGCCACGGTCCGGTGCTCCTCGGGCCGCTGACGGAGGAGGAGACAGCCGTGGTGTCTGGTAAGTTCTATGAGAGATTCCAGCTTGCCAGGGGCTGGAGCTACCGCCGCGGGTTCGAGCATCGGCTCTTGCTGTGGCTCCCGCTTGCCTGGTGGGTCGACTCGTTCGTGCATGACATAACGGGGAGAGTGCAATGATGTATGATGGGATTGACCACGATGAGGAGTGCGAGAAGTACAGTGAGAGGTGCGGGTGCGAGAGTCGAGCTAGGCTCAGGGAGCAGATAGAGCTGCTGAAGAAGGAAATTGAAGACATCAGGGTTGCGGAGATTCAGGAAAGATTAGACAAGACAACTTCCGGTCCGTGGATTGTTAGTTATCGGGAAGAGTACGGTAAACGAAGAGTATACAAAATATCTACTGAAGAAGGACTTAATGAAGACCATTGTTATGAAAAAGACCAGGGAGTAATAGTTGAAACAGACGGTGGATACTACCCTCCTCGAGAGAACGATGCCGAGTTCATCGCTCATGCCAGGTCTGATGTTCCTTGGCTCCTGGAGACAGTTAGGTACATGTCTAGGCTGATAGAGGGGATGAAGGAGAAGTAGCATGATTACTGGCCCTCAGGAGTTCTGCGACTACGTCAACACCAGGCTCTCGTTGAGCCTGAAGTTTCGTCCATACATTGACATTACAGGGGAAAGACATTCAGAGTTTCTATCAACGGATCATCCAAAAATAGACGTTGTAACTTACGGTATAAGTCCTAGATTCGCTTGGCCTGAGTATTACTTATCAGAAGAAATGGATAATGAATGGAAATGGTTTATTCATTACGAACTTCATAGGCTTCTTACATTCAAATGTAGCGCAGTTTGGGATGGGAGCGACATCCTGGCGGAAAGAACAGCAACTGGACTATCTGCTGCAGCCAACAAGCTCATCGATTCTCTGAAGCCTCCGGTTTTTCTACGAAAACCGTTTGAGCTGATATACCGAGATGTCTTTGAGAGTATCTCCACCGAGTTCGTTTGTACCGGCCGCTACGGAACACTGGAGAACCCAGAGTGACCGGTCCCATCTGGCTCTGCCGCTGCCCAGGGTGCCCGCGAGGCCACTGCTACGTCGTCTCGTCGTGCCTCTCAGAGGCTCGTAAGAAGGCCGCTCAGCTGTGCCCGTCAGGCTCCGCTCCGTGTGACGTGCGCTACGCTGGGTACTCCCAGGAGCCGTGGACCACAGTTCGTCCCAAGGGCATGACGCAGCGCAGGATCAAGCGATTCTCGGGGCGAGACCTGGACATGTCCGAGCTGACCCGGCGTGTGCGGTACCTGATCGAGATGTACCAGGAGGCGAGGGAGTCAGGGTCGATCAGGAGTGAGGCTGCGATCAGGGATTTTCTGGCTGACGTCGGTGCCGCGATCGAGCGCACATCGGACGAAAAATCTCTGGTCGAGGCTCTTGACGGTGAGGATGACACCGCTAGGGTCGCGTCGTTCTGCACCATGACGATCCTGATGGAGAACGGGTACACGCACGAAGAGGCTAAGAAGTTCGTAGAGAAGTCGCGGATGGTGCATGCTCGGTTCTGGGGAGGAAAATGAAGCTACTCATACCAACGGAGGTGGTCATAGACGGTAAAATCGAGCCGCGCGGAGCGTACTCAGAGAGCCTTGGCGGGTGGCTAATCGACGTGGAGTACGGGTACGGTAGCTTCCTGCTGGGGTCTGGACTCGCGGTGGTGGTTCCGGGGAACTCCAGCTGGGTATGTGAGTATGATTCTAAGATAGCCGGGATGCAGAAAGATATGGGGTGGAAGGATGAGTGATGTAGAGCTTACAGTAAGTAGTGGGTGGCCAAAGCTTGGGAGGTGGTACGCTCCTCCGGTGTGTTGCGATTCTCATGAGAGCGTAGTAACAACAGAAGATACAATGTTTTTGTGCGTTAATCATTACTCAATGAAAAATGAAGTAGCTCACTCCCAGATTGAGGTGTGTAGAAAGTGTGGATCTCTATTCGTTGTAAGGTTTAACGATGATACTATTGGTAAGTTTGTAGAGGAACAGGAAAAGAACCAATTTGGGGTGGAAGGATGAGTGAGTCAACTGGTAGAACTAAATACAAGACGGATCTAGACTTTGTTGATCTTCTTACTCTTTTGTTCATAGCACTAAAGCTAACCGGAGAGATTACTTGGTCGTGGTGGTGGGTACTTGCTCCGATTTGGATCTCTGCGGTTTGTATCTTTGCCACTAAAATCTCTGAGGAACGGAAAGGTAAGAAGGAAACAGAATGAAGCTAATCGGTACACTAAGCTGCCCTAGGTGTAAATCAAAGATAGTTGCAGTACAAACAGATGACACTCCTCCAATGACTGTGCTAGTAGATTCTGACGGTCCGTACCCAGGTGTGGCTGCGTACCCGGCCGTGTCCAACCCAATAGATCATACCGTGGAGGGATTGGTAGAGAGGTCGAAGTGGAAGCGTGGTCCGGTATTTTTGCAACACGAGTGTCAGAAATCTACCGATGAGGGCTTGACAAACACATAACCATAGAGTTATATTGTAGTAGAGCGTTAGCGGAGCTGTCTTCGCTGCGACCCGCCCCCTCGTTGGGGGCTTTAGCATTTTAGGGGGTGACGATGCGATTTCATGCTTCTCCAGTGTTTCTAATCAATGAAGAGGCAATTGAGCAGGACGAAACAAAGACCGGTGCGTGGGTCAAGATGAAGGTTGGGGAATCGTTCAACATCCTGTGGAAGATGACATCGGATGCGTCACCGAGCATTACCATCGACTGTGATGTAACTCCATTCGATCCTGATACGTACGTTAACACGGTACACGATCCAAATAGTACTACGTATACTAACTACAGGCGTATTACCCTGGGTAGCGGACTAACTACGCAGGACGCGCTTCAACACATTGATACCCCAGCCGAGATGTTATACCCATTTGTGGCTGCCCGACTGGTAGTCACTGAGGCCAATGTCGGAGCCATCACCACGTTCTCTGGTCTATTTTGCACCAACGTAGTGGGGTAACACATGGGTTGGCTCAGAAACTCCTGGATCGACGAGTCGTGGATCGGAGAAGGTTGGGAGTCGTCCGCATGGGACGGACCGGGACCGGACTTGGGTGGATATGCGGATGTGCTTGCCGGTGAGGGGGACATTCTTGCCGGAGAGGTTGACACGCTTGCGAGTGGCGAATGATGAATGAACAAGGACCTGGAGCGAGCCAAGAATGCTGACAATGACGTTGACAGGCTCGTCATATGGTTCACTCGTATCTACTACAGACCTCCCGGGAATCACACGAATAAGTACGGTAGGCGCATTCTTGGTACAGTTGGCGGGCACTTCGGAAAGACAGACGCACTCGAGGTGTTCAGGGCGATGAAAGAAGACAACGTCGTAGATCCGAAGATCCTAGAAGACTGTAAGTTGATGGTGGCTCTCGAGTTCATCGGTCTGTTTCCGAACGACATCGACGCTAAGCTTAGCTGGCCAGAAGGGAAATCCGCTAGGCTTCGGGGATCGCACCCGGTTGAGACTCGAGAGGCCGAGGACATGCACATGGAGTCTGCGAGCAGGAAGTACAAGCAGGCTCAGATCAGGCTGTACGAAATTCTCGGCAATAGCGTGGAAACGACTGTGTTGTTCAACACTCAGGTAGTTCAGGGTGGAGGTAAGAATATCACGAAGAAGTTCAAAACGCCACTGATAAAAGAGGTTACTGAGGAAGAGGCTACCATGGCCGCTAGACTAAAGGCAAGTGATACCATCATGAAGTTTGTGCAGTTCATCTACTCTGAAGCAAAGCGAAACGCGGTAGATCCGGTCAACATGGACCCGCTTCCGGAGAGCTTCGTTGAGAGGGTTGATGGCGTAGCAGATAGAGTTAGTGGGCTTCGGCTTGTGAAGAAGGGGGAGTAGGTTCGTGCCATGGACGTCACGAGATGCTACGAGATTTACGAAGAAGGCTACGACTCCAAAGAAGAAGAGGAAATGGGCCTCCGTCGTAAATTCCACATTGAAGAAGACCGGAGACGAAGGTCGCGCCATCCGGGCTGGAAACGCATCCGTAAGCAAGAAGACAAAGCGTAAGTGAAGTGCGCCGCCTGTGCTGCCCGTGGTATAGACCACGACGCGATTGTACGGGCTACTACAGAGTCTCTCTACGAGTTCTGCAAGTACTTTGTGAGTGATTGGGTTGGAACCAATCTTCACCTTCCGCTGTTTGAGTGGTATCAGAAGGAACGAGCGAACGGTTCGCAGTACTTCCTAGTCATGATACCACGCGGTCATCTGAAGACCACTATGTTTACGATCGGGTTCTCGCTCTGGAACCTGGTCCGCAGCCCCAGTACCAGGATTCTCGTTGTCATGTCCTCGGCCCGTCTTGCCAAGGAAAAGATCGGGCGTATGGAGGCCATTCTGGAGTCGCCGGAGTTCAAGCACTTCTACGGTCACTTGATCCCTGATGCTAAGAGCGCCAGGTGGAACAAGACAGAGTTCGAGATTGCTCGCCCTGTGACATACGAGGAGCCCAGTGTTACCGGGCTTGGGGCTGAGACCAAGATGATGGGAGGTCACTACGACGTTCAGATTCTCGATGACCTGATTGCTGATGACGCCGAAAGCTCTGAGGTGTTGATGGGTAATGCCCTCAACTACCTCCAGATGTCAGAAGGGCTCTGGGTTCGCAGGAGCAACGCGCTCAAGCTCATCATCGGGACGTATACTCCTGGTGGATTCTATGAGCGTATACTTGCCAGCAATAGCTACTCTAAGGTGGTTCTTGGGTGTTACGTTGACTCCCGTTACAGAGAGTTCATGTCGAGCATGGGATACGATGTGCTATCCGATGATGGTGAGCCAGTTTACGAGAACGAAACTCACAAGAGCCTAGCACTGGCATTAGAGCACTTTCAGGCTCAGAAGTTTGCAAACCAGATGCTGAACATGCCGAGCGATTCCACATTAGTCGATTTCAAGCGAGAAGACATCAAGTACTTCAAGCTTGATCATGATGATAAGGCGTGTGGAATCGACGAGATTTGGTATCCAGTACAGACTCTGTTTAGGCAGCTCACGCTCGATCCAGCTGGTACCGCATCAAAGAAGAGCGATGAGAGCGCTATTGTTGTAACTGGTTATGCCAGGGGCTCATCTGTAGCTTTCGTTCTGGATACCTGGGCCGGAAGGGTGGTTCCAAGTAAGTGGATAGAGAAGACGATAGAGATGGCTCAGAAGTGGAACGTCAATGTCATAAGGTGCGAGACGGCTGCAATGCAGTCTGCGATTGGTCTTCGTGGTGGGTTCTTGACTGATGCTTTGACTGCCAAGGGGTTGAACGGCAAGTTCCCCATCGTACCGGCGAAGACTGGGAACAAGGCCAAGGGGGTTCGCATCAGGGTTCTGCAGCCCTGGGTTGCGAACTCTCAGCTCTACTTCCGTCAGGACCAGCCCGAGGTAGTCGAGGAGCTGTGCTCTCTGGTAGTTGATGAGCATGGGAAGGTGTGCGGTCGGTCTCCGAACCGCGCCGATGCCCTGGCATACCACGTTGAGTTCTGGCGCCGCACTCCGGTACACATGGGAGTTGAGGAGGATGACGACATTCGGTACGAAGATGATGAATACAGTGAAAAGGTTCTTCACATTCCGACCCGTTACGGACTCGAGTGTCCGACGCGGGCATACAGGTAGGTGTGTAAATGAGCACAGTTCTTACTGAGGGACCGGTCCCTGGAACCTTCGAGGTGGTTCCGGTTGAGATGGAGCCGGAGAAGGAGGCTAAGTGGGTAAAGTCCCTGCTGGCTGAGATCGAATCGACCCTTAATGCCAGGGCAGAGCTTGAGGAGAAGTGGAAGACGGCTGTAGCTCAGTACCATGCGTGTCTGAAGCGAGAGGATGCTGAGCCCGGAGAGTCGAAGCTGGACATGCCCAGCACCCGTGAGTTCGCAGACATGGCGGCGGCTAGGCTCATCAACACCGTGTTCGCCAGGCCAGAGATTTTTCTGTGCAAGCCGCGTCGTCCGGACGCCATGGAGTTTGCGAGTCAGCTAGAGAAGTTCATGGATTGGTGTATTGACCGTACCGAGTTCAGGTTCTTCGTTGAGGACATCATCAGGACGGGGCTGGTTTACACCAAGGCAGTGGCTAAGATCCCGTATGTGTGCAGAACTAAGAAGATTATTGACTACGAACGAGAGGTCTACAACGAGGACGGAAGCCTTGAGCATCACTGGGGTGCGGCCAAGGACTCCCACTTCTATCCTCAGCAACGCCTGATTGTCGAGGAGCAGCGGGCGGTACCCGAGTTCATTCCGACTCCTGACTTCATCCATCCTAGCCCGTGCGCTTCGATTGCTGATGCGCCGTGGGTTGTACACAGGGTATGGAAGACTCGCGAGCAGCTTGCGCGGTGCATTGAGCGCATGCTCTACCGCGAGAAGACTCCCAGCGGCGAGTCCGTGATTGAGAAGGTTGGGTCCGGGGACAGCGGTCCTGAGACAAAGTTCTCACTGGGGATCAATGCGGCCGACCCAGACTCAGATGGCGGGCCGTCGCGTACCGACCAGCTTGAGATCCTCGAAATCTACACCACGATTCACGAGCAAGAGACCATCCTGACCGTGGAGCGTAGGACGGGTGTAGTTCTGCGGTGGGTCTACAACTTCTACTTCGACTATCAGCGTCCATTTGCAACTTGGTGTTATGAGCGCGTTCCAGGTGACATAGATGGTATTAGTCTATGTTTTCTGTTAGAGCCCATGCACAGAGCTATATCAGCGTGTTTCAATCAGAGTCTAGACTCTTCCAGCAAGGCCATGGAGTGCTTGGTTCTGTTTAATGAACTAAGCGGTCTTGCGAGTGTATTCAAGGATGGGAAGATTCGCTCTGGTGCATTTCCAATGAATGCACTTGATGATATCAGTAAACAGGTAACTAAGTTTGACCTAAGTCAACCATTTAGTCCACTTACTGGTATTGTAGAAAAACTCGAGGTGAATGCTCAGAAGCTTGCCGGGCTTACCGACTACAACGCTGGTATCGAGCAGATTCAGCGTCCTACGGCGAGTGGTCAGATTGCTCTCCTTGAGGAGGGCAAGCAGCCCATGTACTCCAGAATGGAGTCCTTGAGAGAGTTCCTCAAGGTGGTGGCGCTGCAGATGGTGGCTCGGTATCGTCAGTTCAACCCGATTGACATTGAGTTCTACCTGCAGAGCAGGACCGAAGAAGAGGCTTCTGAGATCAGAGAGGTTCTTCAGTGGCCCGAGGAGTACTGGCGCGATCAAGTCATTCTGGAGACGGCAGTCAGCAGTCAGTCCATGAGCAGAGACCTTAGGAAGCAGGAGTGGCTCGCTCTTGTGGACAAGATGCCGCAGGTGATTGGTCAGATCATGCAGCTTGCTGAGGCTGCCATGACTCCGGGTCCGATGGCTGCGGTGGCAGCTAAGATGCTGCAGTGGCAGATGGCGTATGCGGTTCAGCCGTGGCTAGCCGAGTTCGAGGTTGCGGGTCGAGAGTTTTTGGACATCGGGGAGGAGATGCAAGTTGGTCAGATGTTTACTCAAATGGTTCAGGAGCTTCAGGGACAGATTCAGCAGCTCCAGCAGCAGTCAACGGTTGATCAGCAAACAATCGAAAGACTCACTGGAATGCTCGAGCACGTCACTAGAGCCTACACTGTTAAGACGGGAAAGCTCCCCCCACCCCCTCCGAGAGGACAGGGTCGATCGGCTCCGTCGCCGGCCGGAATGGGCGGAGGTTCTATCGTTCCTGGAGAGTCTATACCAGAAGAAGGTTCAGATGTTGCTCCAGTTGTCTGATGGGGAGGAAATGAAGGCTATGGCGCATGAGGTTAGAGCGGTCCAAATGATTCACACCTGGGCGGCGAGACCGCCTGAGGAGGGGGTGGAAAATGCCAGAGACGATGAGTGATCCAGAGAAGAAACCCGTAGATCCGATCCCGGTTCCGGAACCTACCGGACCAGCTCCGGATCAACCCCAGCCGGCCGCGGCTGCTGCTGTGCAGGCTCCGGCTCCAGAGCCCGAGCCAGAGCCGCCCGGATGGACCACAGACCTCCTGGAGAGCCTCCAGCGTGCACTCGATCAGCAGCCGGCGACTTCGCAGCCGCAGGCTCCTGCTCCGCAGTACGCGCAACAGCCGGTGCCCTTGCAGGTTCCAGGTCAGCCTCAGGTTCCTGGTCAGCCGCAGCCGCCCGCTTTCGAGGGTACGCTGCTCGACGACCCGACGACCATGCAGAAGCTTGAGGCGTACCTCGGTTACAGGGAGCAGCAGATGCAGCGGCAGCTTGCCATCCGTGAGCAGCAGATGAGGGAGGAAATCCTCAACGAGGTTGCTCCGGTTAGGTCTGCGGTTGCTAACTGGGTGGGCCGTGACATTAGTCGAGAGGTGAACAAGACCATCGATTCCGTTACTAACGTAGCGTATGGAAACATCTTCAAGAACGATCCGGTTTTCCGTTCGGATCAGCGTGTGGCTAAGGATGCTGATAACCTGGTTCACAACTGGGTTAAGGCCGCAGCGCAAATCGCTCAACAGACTGGAAATACGGAGAATCTAGAGTTCGCTCGTACTCCGTTCTTCGCTCAAGCCGCGCTGATGCTCAGCAAGCTGAAGAATGGAACGCTCGGAAGCTCCGGTCCCGTGATTCCCAAGGGAGCTGAGGTTGAGGGCAGGAGCACGGGAACCTCGACTCAGCCCAGGGATGAGGCTGGCAGGTTCTCTTTCAACATTACCGCTGATGAGCGAGAGGCTATGCAGCGTTACGGGATCACTGAGCAGGAGCTTAGGGAGAGTCAGAAGTATCGGTCTGATGTTGCGTATGACACTAAGGATAGTGATTAGGGAGGAGAGAAAGAGATGGCATACAAGAGGAAGTTTGAACCTACGGCTCAACCAATTCCAGCAAAGGCTAAGGATTCCGAGATCCAGGATCTCGAGAAGTACCGTAATGCTCTGAACGCCAGGTGGGATTCAGTTAGAGAGCAGACTATCAACCATAACGCACCAGAGCTGAAGCAGACCTCCCGCCTACTCGGTGCGCATCTTGCAAAGGTACTAGGCGGAAATGAATACGAGTATGTTGTTGGGGCATTTACGGGCAGAGACCTCCCCGGACGAGAGCAGGACGGGTGGGTCAAGCTAACGTGGCCGGACCTCGAAAAGTTTGGGGTTTGGTCAGATAATGCTGCTCTTAGCTTTGGTGTGCAGAACTCAGTTGACGGTCTCGTTAGGTGGGGTAGTCGAGGGGAGCTTATCGTTTGCTACATTCGCAAGGACGCATGGATTCGTATGCAGGCGAGGAGAGACGAGGAAGCAAACGAGATGTTCAGGAGGGCTCTCCCAAAGTCGTCCACAAACGGTGTGGAAGAGACCACAACGGAGATCACAAAGGAGAGTGTAATGACCCGTTCTCGTAGCTCTGTAAAGAAAAGCGAGTAACTTGTTGTTGGGAGGAGGAGAAAGTATGGGACAAAATGGCATGGGCTAAGAATCCTGAGGTTGTGAACACCGGCGGGGATGATGCCGGTGAGCTGAAGTTTGATATGAAGGAAGCCAATAGCCAGTCGTTCAAGAAGGGGCAGTTTGTTTACTTGAACGCTGGTGCTGTTACCGCATGCGCAACCAATGGGCAGTCGATTTTTGGTATTGCCCAAGTTGACGCAACCAATGTAAGCTCTGGGAACATTGAGATTCCGATTGCGATCCTGAAGCCGGACTATAGGTTCAAGGCTCGGTTCACCAATGCCGGTACCGATACCCTGAATAGCTCAGCGACACCGGGTCTTCACTACGACATCTATGTTGCGTCGAACATTTGCTACGTTGACCTGGCGACTGCCACAGCAGAAGCCGTGGTCTACGATGAGCCCATCCTCAACCCTGACGGGAGCGCCACCTACTGGGGGATCTTCCATCTTCTCAATGCCGCGTCTCAGTACGCGGTTGGATCGTAAGGGTAGGGGGTGACATATGCCTATGAACACTATCACCTTTGCAAACACTGTCGGGCTCACCAAGTTCGAGAAGCCGATGAAGATCGAAGCGGATCGGAAGGTGTGGGACTGGGAGAAGGTTTTCACCACCGGCCGCATGAGTGCTGGTCAGATTAAGTTCTACCAGTACACTGGTCTCGGTTCTGCTCAGCTCATCAATGAGTTGCAGGCAGTTCCGTTCGAGAATGCTCACGAGCTTGATCCAATTACCCTCACCGCGGTTAAGTTCGCCAAGGGGTTCATTGTTTCCGATGAGCTGATCGATGACAACCAGCAGATTTCCGACTTCCTTGGGTCTCTGGCCAGCTCTCTCGGTATCAGTCATGCTCATGCTCGTGACTACTGCTCCGCCAGCATCTTCACCAATGCGTTCTCTACCAGCTATACCGGGTGGGACAGCAAGCCGCTGTGCGAGGACGATCATACTACTGTCCATGGGGAAACCATTGACAATGAGTACACCGCTACCTCGGTGGCTTGGGACTCGCTGTGGGACATGCGTAAGTACTTCATGTCGAGCCTCTACACTGAGGACGGCACGGAGCTTAGTGACGAGCCCAAGTATCTCGTGTGCCATCCGAGTGTGATGGACACTGTCGAGGCCATTCTTACTTCTCCCGGGAAGTACGACGAGGCTGATCTCCATGCGAATACTCTGCGTAACTTTGTGACTCCCATCTACTGCCGTCTGCTTGGTACCTCTACGTACTACTTCATGCTTGGTAGCAAGATGAAGGAGTACTTGCAGTTCCGTCAGAAGAAGGACGTTGAGACCAAGTGGAGTGATGCGTTTGAGAACATTGGCAAGAAGTGCCGTACCTACCAGCGTTTTGCGTACGGATTTACTGACTACCGCTTCGTGATCGGCTCGGCCGGCGCGTAGCCCTACTGGGCGGGGGCGTGTGGAGGAGCCCCCTCCTGTTCTCCTGAAAGGAGAATGGCATGGCAAATAAGTACACGCATTTCAATGGGGTTTCTGTAACTGATGCGGCATACGGTATCGCATTCGGAAAGAAGGGTAGTGAGGTTCAGCTTTTCAAGTCGTCTTCCACGACTTCCGCATATGCTGCAACCAACATGTATATTCAGTACGGTGCGGTAGCCAGCACCACCGGGTCCAACTTCATTACGACCAGCTCTTATACTCAGACCGCATTTTTCGGTGCCGAGGATGGTGGCGCTGCGATCGGGTCCGGTGTCCATGTGGCAGCCGGACGCTTCCGTTACTTGATGACCTACACGGGCGGAAACCGGGAGCAGGAGGTTAGCGCCGTCCGCGGTCAGCTTGTGAGCAAGAGCGGAACCAACCGGCACAATATGTGCGCAGTTCTCGGGTCCTATGAGGTCAATACCGGTCTTACGGTTGGTGGTCAGTTGTGGACCACTGATCCCTGGATTCAAGCCGGAGTCATGGGTCGCGTTGGAGCCGGTACGGCCATCACTACCATCGACACCTACGGTGTTCTTGCGGCCCTTGCCGCTATGTCTGCGACGGCTTCTTTCGCTGCCAACAACGGAACCTACACCGGTCTTTTCATTGGTAAGTGGGCAGGTAACGCGGATTTCCCGTATGGTATCGTGATTGATCCGGCAGCTGTTGGCACCGGCATCTACATGCCGGGCGGGGCCACTGGTCTTGCTTCCACCATCCTGAAGGCGGGGTCTTGGACCGAGACCGCTGGTGGTCAGGCTGACGGCAGTGGCATGCCGCTTACTGGTGTCAGGAGTAACGTCATTGACGTGACTGGCGACACCGGGGGCACCAACCTTAATGGTGCTTACTACGTGTCTGTGATTCGTGCCAACCTGGTTCATGGCACGGCTGATTCCAACTCCTCTGAGATCACCATCCTTGGTACTCTGAACAACAACACCGCAGCTTTCGGGTCTGGTGACAAGTACGCCCTTCGTGGCCACGTGGATCTCTGGGGTAACACCTCACTTACGGGTGCAAACGTCAACGTTGGCGCAGTTTCCGCCTACCTCGAGAACGAGGCAACCACTACTGTTGATACCGGTAACGTGCTCTGCGGTCTCCAGGCTTACCAGGTGACCAATGCGCCCACCCTTTCCGGCACGGCGATTAATCCTGCCCTGTGGATTAGGGCTTCTACTGGTGGTGCCGCCAAGTGGCAGTACGGTATCTACATGGATACCAACTCCGTGAAGTCCGGTATCACCATTGGCATTTCCGGCGCTCCTGTTACTACGGCCACCTCTGGTACCAACTGGATCTACGTTGATGCCGAGCACACCATTGCTACTGCCGGAACCGTAACTAGGGCTGGATTCTTCCGGAACTACTACAACGGGACTACCAACGCTAGCACCACGATGGGTCTTAGTGGTGTTGCCGGTGTGAAGGCCGGAGTAACCTGGCCTGGTAGTAACGCATCGTATATCTACGGTGTTCAGGGTCAGGTTGACCTGCCCAGCACTGCAGAACTCAACAATAGTGGATCTTGCATTATTGCTGGTGTTCGCGGTGTAATTACCGGAGCACATACCCAGACCGGGGCTGCTGCCACTGAGATTTTCGCACTCTTTGGAGAGAATCTCAACACCACCGATATGAGCGGAGCAGCTCACTACGCCCTGCTCGGTCTTCGTAATGATGTGAATACGGCTGGGCTCAAGTCGATCATGTTGATCAACCCTGGCAATGGCGGGGCAACTGCCTTCATCGACTTTACTCAGACTACTGGAACAATGTACGTTGCTGGTGGTTCAAATGCTAACTGGGTTGGCGGTCTTACCGTGCAGCGAGCCGGTGTCAACATCGGTTATATCCCGATTCTTACCGGATCGTAAGGAGGTGAGTCATGGAACTTTCCGATCAGTGGGAGGTTCCATTCGTTCAGAAGGCGGGGTCTCAACTCATAGAGGTAACAGCTGGGAAACATTTTGTGATTGAGACTTCCCCCGCGGGTGAGGAGATTCTTGACGAAGTGGTACCTGAAGGTAAAGTCTGGATGGTAAACATTGCAATCTTTGTCAAGGAGTTCGATGCTGAATAGGAGGCGTAATGGCTAAGAAGAAGGATGAGCCGAAGGATGGTCGAGTTGAGACCGGTGATGATATCGCCGCTCCCAGCGCTGGACCAGAGAAGGAATGATGCGTAAGAAGAAGAGTGGTGGGAAGAAGTGCTAATCAACGGGAGGAGAAGTCATGTCTGAGATGATCGAGCTTGGAGTCTTTGAGCGTCTTGTTCTGAACGGTCTTTTTGAACGTCAGAAGTTTATGGTTCGTCAGGGTCAGGTTCCTGAGCCTCCGACTCGTCTTCAGGATTACAGGATCATTCGTGATCTCAGGATGTCACTTTCATTCACTGAGGAAGACCAGAAGTTCTTTGAGTTCAGCGAGAAGGGCGACAGGCTGACTTGGAACATTGAGAAGGAACTAATTCCAGGAGCCAAGAAGGAATTCAAGCTCGGAGAAGGAACGCGTGGACGTAAGCTGGTGGTTGACCTTCTGAACTGGCATGAGGAGCAGGGTCTCGTGAATGACGAGAACATTGCCTTGTTCGAGCTTTTCATGCCTGAGAAGTTCAGTGAATCACCTCAGTAACTAACGATCGCCCAGAGGAGGAATGGGCATAATGACATGGGCTTAGATGCCGGGTGGTGGTACGGTAGTCCTCCTCCCGCCGGCCCCATCCGGCATCTTCTTTGAAGGAGCAGCTTGCCTCAAATAGAGCTTTGTGACGAATGCGGTGGCGAGTTTCCGCGTAAAGACCTTGTGCGCAAGCTGCGCGCATACGGTTACGACTGTACCGGTGGCGGAGGAGTCAACAATTTCACGTCGTATGCGACCATAAGCGGAACCTACTCGGGTCGTGTGAGCATGGGCCGATACGGTGATGTTTACCGGGCGAAGATTTCAGACACCACCGTTACCGAGTCAAACGGAAGTCATACCTGGGCAGGGTCAGGAATGATCCGTACCTACTCGTCAGTAGATGTCTCGTCTTACACCAACGTGTTCTGGGGAATAGACGTTGGAGCTTACCATGCTCAGACGACCCAGGCATTGACTGCTGTCATCGGATGTTGCAACGGATCTAACACGGCAATTTCCGGAACCACCGTGAGTCGCTCGGTTCTAGGAGAGCGGTTCATCTGGTGGAGTAAGCCGCTGGCGACGCTCGTGGCAGCCGGAGTGTCTGCCGCCTCTGCGTACTTTTACCTGTCCGTTACGATCTCAGGGGCGACGTCCAAGTGGTGGGCAGATGGTCCCCTGATCTGCGATGCTGCGTCTCCGCCTATGTGGAGACCCAAAAATCAGTCCTCTGCGGTGTCAAATACCGGGAAGGGGTTCAAGTACTTGACTCCTGTTCTGTGTCCACGGTGCGCTGATGAGAGGCTCCTGAAGCCATCGGAAGATCAGGGTGAGCCCAGGATGGCTGAGTGGGTCGAGATCCGCGACCAGATTGAGAGCCTGTAATGGCGAGGATGACAGCTTCTGACCTCGTAACGTTCGTTCGCAAGGGGATGGGTAACCCGACCACTGATGAGTGGACAGACACAGAGATTCTTCGTTTCATCAACCTGGCTCAAGTGAGGATCGCTGAGACTCATAAGCCACCGGAGGTCATTTCATCAACCACAATCACAACTACAAGTGGCACATATGACTATGAGCTAACTGCAACAGACGTAATCGAGATAACTGATGTTAGAAACTCAACAGATGGTCTGCGTATGAAGAAGGGATGTCTGGATGATTGGTTGAGGGATGAACAAAACTCCAGTATTTCTACTGGAACTGTACAACGGTACATTGAGTTTGGAATTGGGGCAAATTCAAGACCTAATCTCAGGCTTTGGCAGTGCCCGGATGGAACCAAAACTATTACCGTCTACTACATCAAGAAGCCGACAGAACTTGTAACAAGTCCCGCTGCCACGTCGAGCATTCTTAGGGAGCAGTGGGATGAGTACATCTTGAAGGCGGCGGTCGAAATCGGGCTTGAGCTTGATCAGCAACGTCAGGCGGCTGCATACGCCAGGCAGATGAGCGACGAGGTTGAGAAGCGCGCCAAGGGCCTGCACAAGGGTACGGAACGCAAGTGGTCGAATACTACCAGAGTGGCAGGAGAGACGCAGCGGAGGACCGGTAGGTGAGTTGGAAGTGGGCCGCCGACGTCCAGAACAAGGACGCGTTTCAGCAGCTTCCGGAGCAGCTCTCTAAAGATCCAACCGTACAGGACATGCTGCGCAGGTTCATCAATTCGGTTGCGTTCAAGGGAGATGTTCGGTATCTGAGACTAACCGATGTTGTAGAGTCCACTTTTGCTGGGAAGAATCCCGGGTCTCTGGTCGCCCTCAACAATGACGAGGAGCTTACACTCACTAATCCGGAGGACCTAGACCTTGATGGGATAAACCTGAGCTTCCTTCAGCTTACGGACACCCCCAAGAGTTACGATGGTCAGGCCGGGCTTGCTGTTACCGTAAGAACTACCGAGGATGGTCTTGAGTTTTCTACCGCAGGACTTCCCGGAGCAAAGATGACTACTGCTGACGTGCATATAAGTACGTTAGCTACGGTTGACTTTGATACCTCCGATTTTGATTCTGGATCATGGATTGACCTAGTTAATAATCGCATAGAGGTTCCTGATGATGGTGTATACCTTATAGTTTTGTATCTACATGTTACTGAATGGGAGCCTTTTAGCTAATGGCATTTCTACAACTAGTTGGGCAGATATGCGTAAATGGGTCAGACCTCAAACAGGACAGGGCCGCCGAAGACGATTCTATGACTGTAATTCCATCTGGAGATAAGCACGCATCGTCTGTAAATCCTGTTGGGGTGTTTCATCTTTCGTCGGGTGATCTTGTTACTGCTAAGGCACAGTCTGTTGGTGGTACATTCGCGCATTGTAAGGGATCACTGGTTGTAATCCAGCTATCTAAAGATGCCTAAGAACCGCAAGTATCTGTCCCTGGCTGGAGCCTCTCAGGCTAGGTCTACTCATGACAAGGATACTCGTCTACCCAACGTGGAGACACTGAAGAACCTGGTTCCGGGGCTTGACGGATGTCCTTCTCTAAGGGACGATCTTACATACGACACGAATAGGCTGATGACATGCGTAAACGTTGGTGCCGATGGGCTGTACGCTACCGACTCTAACGAGTACATGTCCGCTATTGTAGAGGCCAGGAACGGACAGACGTGCTGGTTCTCTCGCCACTTTGCGTTTCAGACCACGGGTGGAACCGCGACCGTAAAGAACTCAACGTACACCACTGGTACTGTTACGGCGGTTCTTGATGATGCCACAATCGTAGGCTCCGGTACCGCGTTCCTAAGAAACGTATGGCCAGGATGCCTCTTGGTAATGACTGGTGACGCTGGCGTTTACATGGTGAAGTCGGTTACGGACGACACTAACTTAGAGCTTGAGATAGAATCTTACTCTGACTTGGCTGGAGTGGCATACACTATCTACCAGGTTCCGTACGGAAACGATGCAAAGTGGCCTCATAATGTACAGCAATGGGGTGACAAGCTAGTATACAATGTCGAAAAACCGGAGCCTCCGGTAGTAGAAGCTAATGTGTCAGGACCGTTCACCAACTCTGTAAGTCAGGGATCTAGTTATGGGACGTGGGTTCAGAAAGGAAATCTTGGAAGTCATAACTTGTTCTGTTGGGGAAATGGTTTCATCGTAGCAGGTGGTACCGAGTCGTCAGCAGTTTGGTATGCTAGCGATACTGGCAGTGTATGGACTGTGTCTACTGGGTTATCTAGACCATCTTCAATGTGTTACTCATCTAGCCTTGGTGTATTCGTTGCAATGTCACTTGGGTTGACATACAAGGATACAGATGGAACCGGAGCCACTTGGAGTGTAACCGCTGCAACTGAAATTGATGATGCAACAGGATGTGTTATTGCTGAGGACGGGGCAGGAAGATTCGTAGTAGCTGGTGGGTATGACGTTTCCTACTACAGTGATGACATCACCGGTGATTGGACTCAGGTCACTGGATTTCCATACTTCTCACCAAGATCAATGGTGTTTGAAACCAGTAACTTTATCGCAGTTGGTATGAACGGTGGTATAGCCACATCTCCAGCAGGAGAAGATGCAACTTGGACCACAAGGACTTCTGGTACTACTGCTCAGCTGAAGTCTGTATGCGGTGACGGAAGTGGAAATGCTGTTGCCGTAGGATCTGGAGGGATGATCCTACTTTCTGGGGATTCTGGCGTTACGTGGACTCAGAAGTCTGTTCCATCTGGATATGAGTCGTGCGATTTCTTGAATGTCGTGTATTCTGGGAGTTACTGGGTTGTATCAGGAGATAACAGCGGTAGTGATAAGGTGGTCATAAAGTCGTCCGACGGAACAACTTGGGAGGCGATAGATATTTCAGGTTGTCCTGACGTATCTCTATACGGATCTGAAATTGTAATTCCCGGAGCCTCTGATCTAAGTACAATAACCGTACTTGTTGGTGGGGCGTATGCTTACTACGGAACCGTGGTAACTCCATCCGGAACCGAGTTCGGAACCTTCTCTCCACTCTCTACCAGCTTCAGATCGAAGGCGTTTACGGTTGCAGGATCTTACCTGATGCTGGGTGGCATGACCGAGTGGAATACCTCAACCAGTACATGGGTGTACTATCCACGCCGCATCCGCTGGCCCTCCCCTGGTACCGTGAACGACTTCGACGGTGAGGGTGGATCATGGCTCGACCTCCCAGGAGTGGGCGAGGTTCTCATGCTTCGTACCATCGGTACGAACGTCGTGGGCTGGGATACCTCAGGAATCTTCGTTTTGGAGCAGACCGGTGACCTCGACGCCCCGTGGGGATATCGCCGACTTCGTGATGGGGTCCAGGCGATTAGTAACTCTGTACAGGTCGGAAGTCAGGTCTTCTGGATCGCTCACGACGGTCGCCTGTGGGCTACTAACGGGGTGCAGGTTGATCCGTCTGGAAGCTTCGACCTCGGCGAGTTCGACGACTGGCAGATCAACGAGGGATACTCGACATGGATGGCGTGGTACCCAGCACTTAACTGCTTGTGTGTAATGAAGATCACTAATAGCGGCACAGATAACAAGCTGTGGCTTATTTCCAGCGACCAGCGTATATGCTACATAGCCGCTCCGAGTTGGGTTGACTCGGCAGCTAATCGGTATCCTCTTTCGATGTTCGTTTCTAGGGTCGGGAACGATCCTCGTCTTTACATCGGGTATGATGCCAACAAGAATGTTGACACCAACCACCTGGTTAGCGCCTACTTCCAAAAGGGTGATCATATCCATGGCGTTGACCACATAACCTCAGTGATAACAAGCAGCTGGAGTTCAATCCTGGAAACCGGATACGATCGCCTGACCGATGAGGGCAGCCTGGTGATGATTCATTCCCTCGAGCTGTATGGGTACTGTGAGTACACTCAGAGAACCCTCGGCAACAAGCAGCTCACGTACGGTCCCCATATCGGTATCCAGATGAAGACTCAGGACGAGACCAACTGGTACTGCCCTGGCTCTACCGCCGGAACCATTACCGTGACCGACGCGGCCTGTACCGGAAGTGGGACCGCGTTCTCGAACCTTGTTGCGGCTGGGGATGATGCCAGCACTGTTTTTACGATCCCTGGTCTAGCCGCTAACGCAAGGGTCTTTCTTGAGGATGCCGGAGTCTACACGCTGCAGGTCAAGGATACGGATTACACGGTCACCGATACGAAGGAAATCACCCTGGGGGCAGCCCTGGTGTCTGGCATCAACCTCTACGTGTACTGGGATGCCGAGCCGCTTGTGAAGACGGAGGTTGGTGACCTGATTCTAACGTCTTCGATGGCACATCGCGCGGTGACGATACCAACCGCTACTACGATGACACTAGACCAGTATCTCGCCAGTGGTACAGCCACCGGAACTCACGTTCCTGCGGAGCGCATGGATGATGGAGACGGAAGCACGGTTCACGGCATGGGTCATCGCGGCGACATCGTTAAGTTCCGTATGAGCATTCTTCCTCAGAATCAGACCTACTCTCCGTCGTCTGTGAGGATAACTGGTATGATGATTGAGTACACTCCGCTCGAATCAACCGAGCAAAGAAAGGATTAGCATATGGCAATGAACAACCTGGACATGCTTACTCAGATGCTCGGAATGATGGGCGGTAACAAGAGGATGAATCAGCGGGACGAAGGTGGTGGCGGCGGTGGCGGCCTCATGGGCGGAGGTCTCGGGTTTGGCAACATGCCGTACGGGAAGTCATCCGGAGCCGGTGGCGGTGGTGGACAACGCGCTCCGAATCCCACGCCTGTGATTGAAGCTCCGCTGCGTCCGTCTGGGATGTCGAATCTGGTTGGGATCGGTCAGAATGCTGACTACCAGATTGCTCAGATTCAGAGTCAGATCGAGCAGCTTCAGAACACTCTGTACTCTGTCATGGAGCGAGCTGCGGTGTCGAACGACCCGCGCGACACGGCTCAGATCCAGGTGATCAATCAGAAGATCGCCGATCTTGATTATAAGATCCAAGAGCTTCAGTCCAAGAAGAGCGAAGAGGAGTACAAGAAGTCTCAGAAGCCAGGGGCTCCGCAGATGGGTACCAGTGGCACTCAGGGAAGGTATAATTCAGGATGGACAACTGAGCTTAATCCTCCACTGAGATACGCTAACACTCCAGATCCACTCTTCAATCGTACATACAAGCAGGGTGGATAGATGCCACTCTACGGTACCAACGGTCAATTTGGAGGGGGTTACCAGAACCCTAACTGGGGAGGTTCTATGGACGGATATCCTTCGAGGTCATGGGACATTTCTACTAGTGGCGTCTCCCCAGACAACCCGTACTCTAGGTCGGGGAAGACCGTTGATTACATGGGGTACACGGCCCGCATCAAAGCCCTGGTTGATGAGCTTCAGGTGCTTGAGGGTCGGCTGAAGACGGTAACTCCGCAGTACACGCCGTGGATGACGGTTCAGGAACGGCAGGGAGAGGCTCAGCGGGCGCAGCAGGAGAAGCAGGAGCTTCAGAGTCAGATCTCTCAGGTAAGGGCTCAAATTGCTGACCTCAGGGATCAGGCCGCGGCTTCCTCTGCCGCTAAGTACGGATCACTTACTGGAGATGCTACTGGGGGAGCGGGGGCTACTGGATCATCCGGCAAGAAGATGGACCTGAATGACATGATGTCATTCTTTGACAAGCTCATTGGTAAGTACGGACCAGGAAGCGGGAAGTCCTCTATAAGCGGAGGGAACGTTCCGGCCGCATGGGACCCGGGATCAGTATCAGTCCCAAAGTCTAGCGTGAATCCCATGGCTGTGATCAATGCTGCGAAGCCCAGGCTGCAGGAGGAGCTGAACCGGAACATGTCTGGTGTGGCTCAGCGGCTCGGTCAGATGGGTGTTCCACTCACTAGTGGTGGGTACGCAGAGAAGCTCGGGCAGTCGGCTCGTAAGGGAGCTAGCGATCTTGGCGAGTTGACTATGAATACCCTGAGTACGGCAGCTGAAAATCAGGCTCAGCGCGAGCAGGAGGCTCAGCAGTCGGCTCTTGATCGTAGCCTCTCGGGGTGGGGAACTCGGGGCAACTGGGAGTTCGAGTCTGGGAGAGATTACCAGTCGCAGTGGAGTCAGGTCCTCCCTCAGCTCATGCAGCTCTTCGGTAACTACATGATGAATGGACAGGGGGCGTAACATGCCTAGCAGGTCAAACCGGGATAGAACCCTCCAGCGAAGTCTCGCTGGGGGGCAGGGGGCGTCATCGGACCAACAGATGATGCTCCTGTGGCTTCTCCAGCAGATGCTCCAGGGACAGCAGCCCAGGGCCGTGAGGCAGCCAGTGCTTGAGCAGCAGGGTGGTGGAAACCCATTTGCGTGGATGGACACTGAGGGCACGTACGAGGAGCGCAAGGCGCTTGACGAAGCCAAGCAGCTCATGGATAAGGGAGCCTCCCCGACGTATGAAATGATCCGCGGTCCTCAGGGCGTGAATCCGTTCGTGGAGCAGGGGTCTCGAGAGCTGTCTCCGGCGGATGTTGAGCAGCTTGGCGGGCAGCGGGCTCCTGCGTACGACGTCGAGGCGGCCATGAACGCACAGCAGGCGGCTCAGCCCGACATGGCTCAGCTCTTGAGCATGATGCAGGCCATGCAGGGAGGGGCGGCGGCGGGTCCGGTTGCCCCGTCGGGTCCTGGGCGCCCAGGACAGAATCAGGTCATTACCGCCGAGGTTCCTCCTGGAACCACCGGGGTTGAGAGCGATACTCGTTTTGGGCAGGGGAATCTTCCCGCAAATGACTTGGTCAGTCCGATGAAGTACCAGTATCTGCAGTCTGGTCAAACCCCGAAGCGGGGAGCAAATCCCACGCTCAACGCGCTGTTCGCTAGCGCCATGGGGGTTAGTCAGGCCCCACCGAACATACCGACTTCAACTGTAACCGCAACTGGTCCAGCTAATCAGGCGACTGGTCAGCCACAAGATTCTACCGAGAGCGCATATGATGCTTATACCGGAAGGGCGCGATTTACTACAGAAGAAGATGTAAATGCTGGTATAGAGAGACTTAAGAGAATTGGGGAGGGACTTAGTAAAGAAAAGAAAGTTAGGGAGATTGTAGATCTACAAAACAAGATTAATGAATATAGGAAATCAAAGAATCTTGATCCAAATCCAGAGTTTAAGGATTACGCATTTTTGATGATGATGGACACTGATTCTCTAGAAAAATACGCAAAACGTATTTTGGAAAAAGAGTAAATGGAACCCTGGTCTGTAGTCGAAGCCCGCATCAGGGCTGAGAACCCCAGTCTCACTCCTTCGGAGTGGGCTTATCTGCGGCAGCAATACTTTGAGCAGGCTGCCGTGGAATACGGTATGGACGATGATCAGAGGGCTTACTACGCTGATCACTTCATCGGCCCGTCATATCAGGCCCAGCAGCAGGTAGACGAGACTAAGAACGCCTTCGCGGAGTATGTCCCGTGGGTCACTGACTACGTGGAAGCTGCCAAGGAGCAGACCCGGGAAGAGGCTCCGCAGCCGCTGGAGCCCATCAGGCCGGAGCCTGAGCCCCCCAAGCCGATTACTGTAGCCGAGGAGGGATGGACCTCCGGACGCAGCTTCGAGAGCCCCATCCCATGGATTCCTGGAGCCCCCAATCCTATCAACCGTGCGCTCACTTACATGGTTGGTGGTGGTGCAGAGAATGTCGCAGACACTATAGAGGCCGCAAGAACGGCGGCTGAAGAGGCCGTAGTTTTTCCGAAACAACTCATGGGCAAGGCTCTAGAATCTGGTTTGGGAATGCTTCCCGAGTCAGTGGTTCCAGAGGTTGTTAGAGATGTTGCCGCTGGGTTGCAAGAACGGGGTGCATACCAACAAGAGCCCGAGCCCGTCAGGGCGCTCCGTGATCTAGGGCGTGACCTCCAAGCTTCTGCGGAGCGTCGGAAGTCTACCGAGGTTGTACAGAACGAGAAGGGAGAGTGGGAGCCCGCTCATCCCGTGGGCTCCATGAAGGACGTTGTATCAGACCCGGTTCATGCCGGTCTTACCTTTGTAGAGCAGTTCGGACCTACTGCGGCGATGATTGTTCCTGGTCTTTTGACTGGTCTTGCAACTGGTTCTAAGCAAGCCGGTAGTGCAGTTGCGACGGCCGTTGAGTCATTGGGTGAAGCCGGAGCGGCCTTGACCAGGGCCAGGGAGGAAGGAACTGACGAGGCTGAAGCCAGGAAGCAGATGCTAAACGTTCTGGGGGCGAACGTTGCAATTCTTGGTCCTTCTAACGCGCTCGAGGTTGGGCTCCTTTTTAGTCCACTGGGTAGAATACCTGGGTTTCGTCAGGTGTCGCAATCAATGTCCAGGCTTCCATGGGTTAAGGCCCTGACCGCAGGAGCCGTGAAGTCATTCGTGGAAAGTGCAATTGAGGGTCAGCAGGAAGTTATTCAGGAGCGCATCCCAGAGTGGGCAAAAGATCCTGACTTGAGAATGCAGACCATGAAGAATCTGTTTGCGTTGGGAGCGAAAACTCCAAATGAGAAACAGGTTCAGCTAATGGCTAGACTGCTCGGATGGGTCGGTGGTTCCGCTGCTGGTGTGGCCGAAGTACCCATGCGCGCTCAGCAGTACCAAGTTGAGCAAGGGATCAAGAAGCTAGTGCAAGAATCCGTGGCTGCCAAGGAGCAGCCGGCTGGAGCTGGTCCTTGGAGGTATGCTCGCGGTGGCATGATCGCCCCCGAAGGCGCCGGTCCAACGTTGCATGAGAGTCATGTAGCAGCTGCAGAGGATGCAGCTCCGTGGCTCTCAGATGAGCAGCGTCAGGCATGGGCCGCTGCCAAGCCGGAGGAGCGTCAGAGCATTGAGCAGGATATTCTGGACAACCTTCCGGACGAGGCTGGGCTTACTACTGAGGAGGCGCAAGCCAAGCTCGCGGAGGCCGCTCGTAAGGCTCGTCTGGCATACAACCAGGGGTTGCGTCGTCCGGTCGAGGGGCTGGAGGAGTTTATTCCCGCTCTGGAGACGGACGAGACCAATGAGGGGACGGCGCTCCGGGGCTACCTGAAGGCGGTTGATGACAAGATCGCTGAGGTTGGGAGGAGCACTAGGCTCACTCCGGAGCAGAAAGCTGCTGAGATATCAAAGCTGCAGGAGCAACGCTCGCGCGTCCATCATGTGCAGCCGATAAATCCGGTTGATCGCGCGGTGGCGGCGTGGGCTCCCAGTATTGGTCGCAAGGTCGTGTTCGTGGATTCTCCCCTGAGTGCTCTGGGTTCCGCGTCCAGGATGTCCGGGGTTGTGGTTCTCCAGCGCGGCTTGCCGCTCAGGGAGAACGTCAAGCAAATCTTCGCTCACGAGCTTATGCACGACATGCCCCTGGAGCTGAAGACGCCACTTATCCAGGAAATTCAACGACTACTACCTCAACAATGGGCAAAACAGGAGCAGTGGAATCGAGACACGTACGCTAGCGAGTACCCTGATACACCGCTAGATCCGGCGACGCTAGAGGATGAGACGTTCTCTCGCATCGCTCAGATTCATGGGGAGGATCTTCTGCAGGCCGTGGGTGAGCACCTCGGCGACGTCGAGGCTCAGAAGCGACCCATCATCAGGCGCATCTATGAGTGGATACACGATAAGTTTGGTGACCTCGTAAACGGCCTAGGATTGCGCCGCCCAGGAGGCGACCGCTACTCTGATGTCCGTCAAGCGCGCGAGATCCTCTCTCGTGGCATTGAACGCTTGGCAGAGTTTCCGGCGGAAACCGCGACTGGTGCTGAGAACGAAGCAAGACCCGCGATTAGCGAGGAGACAATACGAAGAACTCAGCCTGCTGAGAGGGCCAAAACGATGGCCAAGATTAAGACCATGAATTGGCCTAATGCTCCTCAGACCTTTGACGAGCTGGTGGCGCTGGCTCAGCAACAGTCCGAGCTTGACATGATCGAAATCGACAACGGCAACACTGGTCCTCACTCTCCGGACATTCAGCGGTTCGGAGTCGATCGTCTAGCCAACTACCTCGCATATCCTGAGAGGCTCTTGTCTGCCATTACCAGACGAGCCAAGAGGGGTGTGACAACTCCCGGAGAGGTGACAGCCAAGGTGGCGTCTACTTCCCAGGAAGCGAAGGATAGAGGGTCGCGTCCCGCGTTTGCCGGTCAGCGCGCTCTGGGAGCCGATGCCTCAGCTGCCATCCGGATGGAGCAGGAGGGGAGGACGCGCGAGGAGATTCGATCCGCAACTGGCTGGTGGCACGAGCCTGACGGGTGGAAGTTCGAGGTTGACGACTCCAAGATGCGCATCACACTCCCTCCGCTTCGTAACTACGCGGATCTCAGGAAGTACTTCAATGAGAACGTTACGCAGCTGGGGGATATCCTGGATCATCCCCAGCTCTTCGCTGCGTATCCGCGCTTAGCTCAGGTTCCGGTGAAGCTCGCTTCTCTGGAAACCAAGGCATCGACATTCTCTAACGGACGCATCAATCTCAGCCCGTGGTCTTTCGGGAGCGAGCAGCTTCCGAGGTCAATATCGCATGAGATTCAGCACGCGATTCAGCGCGCTGAGGGCTTCGAGCGTGGCACGATGCCCGCTCACGCACGTACGAGCAACCGGGCTGTGTACATGACCGAGCTGGAGAATATCGCGCAGGAAACCGGAGACATCTTCGACGCCGACTCCAAGGCCGCGTTCCGCGCCTACCTGCTCCAGCCAGGCGAGGTCGAGGCGCGCGCTGTTGAGCACCGGCTGCGCATGACTCCAGAGGAGAGAGCAGCCACCGCTCCGTGGGAGACGCGAGAGGGGCTCGTCGAAGCTGGGAAGAGGGGCGAGGCTCGGTTTGCTCTCTCCGACGCCGAGGCTCGCTTCCGCAATGATACGTCGGTCACGGGTCGTCGCGGAATGACCTTCGTGCGTGCGATCCGCGCGGCGCAGAAGTCGGGGGATGTCAAGCGGGTAGATGCTCTGTGGAAGAAGCTCGGGCAGACGATGGCTACTACTGCGAAGCCGAAGACTATGTTTGCTCTAGCGTCTTCGGTGGGGGCTCCTACCGGTGAGGAGGCTAAAGCTAAGAGCGCGTGGGAGCGTCTCGGGGTGAGGTCTCCATATTTCAGGAAGTGGTCTCGCAGGGCTCCGGTGCTGAGAGAGTGGGGACCGGAGTTTGTTAATCTTGGTACGGTTAATGAAAGACACATAGCTGAGGTTAATGAGGTTCTTGGGCGTTATAAATCAGAGTTAGATCCAATCTATAATAAGATAAGAGATGAATTAACTAAAATTAGAACTAGACAATCTAATGAGGTAAAAAAGCTACAGGATGAGTTAGATGCGTCTGGAACTACTGGATATCAAAGATTTTCTGCGCTAGAACCGATTTGGATAAGACACGAACAAGAACTTATAGACATAGGTAAAATTCATGACTCAATACTAAATCCTATTATTGAGAGACAAAAAGCTGAGCTTACTCCTATTTATTCTAGGCATAAATCAGAGATTCAATCATTAATAAAACCATCAAAGAAAGTCGGTGTAAAAACCGGAACCCCAGTTGTTGTAGAGGGATTTCACGGGACTGGAAACTTTGAGGGTGTAGACTTTAACCCATCTCTGCTAGGTAGCACAACCGGAGCGCCGTCTGCTGAGAATGGGTTTTTCTTCTCAGCTAGGATAGAAACTGCAAAAACGTACTCTGATTTCGCTTCCGGAGTTGAGCAAGTAAAGGGTACTGTTTTGAGATGTCTGATTAGACTTTCCAACCCGCTGGTGTACGATTTTTCTGGAGAGACGTACAGAGAAGAGAGTTACTACGACATAATCAAGAGAGCCAAGAAGCTTGGTCACGACGGTGTTGTGTTTCTCAACACGTTCGATTCAGCGAGCCAAGAAGAAATTCTAGACCACGTAGTAGTGGCTTTCGAGCCCGAGCAGATAGTAATTGAGAGCCTTCCGTCTGTACCAAGGGTAGAGCCTGACACCGCGGCTGAAATCCCCACCATCCCCGGCACCGAGCCGCGCCCTGCGCTCCGTGATTCCACCGGCCAGGTGTACGGTCAGTATGGTCAGATCCAAGCCGGTACGTGGCGGATCATTCGTGACTGGATGCAGCGCAAGGGCTGGAATCAGTACGGCAACTTCAAGCCGCTGCAGAGGGACATTGCAGGGCTTGACGTCCCGACGCAGCTGGACCTCGCCCTGGCGCTCGGGAACATGACCCAGCGCCTGGCCGATCGCATCCGGCACATTGACCTCCAGGAGCGACGCATTCTCAAAGAAGAGGAGAGACTGGCGCGTTCCGAACGCAAGCCGCAGAAAGAAGTCCATGACGCGCTCGAGGAGCTGCTCGTTGCTGCTCATGCCCAGGAGTACAACGACCACATCTTCCAGGCTGGGTGGCAGCGGCGCATGGATCTCTTGGCTTCAAAGCGCAAGCGGTTGGATGCCAAGATCAAGAAGCAAGAGAGCCTGCGTAACGCGGCTACTGAGGATGAGCATATTGAGGACTATGAGCGGAAGCTGTACTTCCTCGGTGTCGAGTCTCAGAAGCTGGATCAGGACATTGCGGAGCATGTAGCGGATCGCTCCAGTTGGGACCCGGAGGGCGAGACTCCGGGAACTGGTAAGGGACGCACGAACTCCTGGGCCGTTGCTAAGATCGCGGAGCTTGAGCGCGCCGGCTGGATCACCGTGACGCGCCCTTCGTCCGACATGCGTACCTGGACCTACGGTGGCAAGCTGGGTCCGATGGCTAAGATTGCGTGGAACATCGGCGAGTATCGCCTGGGTATGATGTCCGAGTCGGGGATGATGGAGTCCACCGATGTGGACCGCTTGCGGAAGGCGTACACGCACTACGTCACCTTCCAGGGCGAGGAGGAGATCGTTCCCAAGACGGCGCGCCAGAAGATCATCGGATGGATGCAGGAGGAGGGAGCTGTCAAGGGTGGGAGCGGGATTGGCGTCGAGGTCAGAGGTCGGCTCACTCGTGCTGGCACCGGACGTTTCACGCCGCCGAGTAACGTACTGGCCCATATGGTCAACGACACCTGTGGCATCGCCAGCAAGGTCGAGAAGCTCAACGCACTGAAGCCCCTGCTCGAGCTTGTGACGTCATTTCCTGACGCCAAGACGTCAGACGGAAAGGTTCTCTGGGAGATCATCAAGCCGCCGCGCCGTCCCTATTACGATGAGGAAAGCGGCATGATCAAGTACAGGACCGATCCCCAGATTGAGCGCGCTCCTGATGTGATAGCGGTCTGGGATAAGGGCACCAAGTACTTGGTAAGGTTCAATCATCCCGCCGCCATGTCGGTGCTGAAGAACCTGGGGCCAAGCTACACTCCGGCGTTCCTTCGCGCCGTTGGTGTATTGACTCGTGTCTATTCCTCGTTCCTGACTGCCAGGAACCCAGAGTTTATCTTCCCCAATCTGCTTGCTGATCTTCAGACTGCCGGTCTCAACGTAACAGCTCAAGATCTAAAGTGGCCCAGAATCAAGATACTAAAAATGTTACCTCAGATTTACAAAGCGGTTTACCGGATCAGACGCGCAGAAGGACGAGGAGAAGAAGTAACTGCTCAGAACGATACTGAGCGCTACTACCTTGAGGCCCGTAAGCATGGAGGAATGATCTCATTCCTGGGGCTTGAGAGCATTGAGGATCAGGTTGAAAAGCTCGCTAAGGCCATGAGGGAGCAGAGTGTGGGCTCTAAGATTTGGGCCAAGTCCATGATACCATTCACATGGTTCGAGGACGTGACAGCCATGACCGAGGCCGGTCCACGTTTGGGTCTGTACGTAATTCTACGACAAGCGGGAGTGGACGAGGTACACGCCGCTGAGGCATCCAGGCGCATCACGGTGGACTTCTCGCAGCGTGGAGAGTGGGCAAGGTACTTCGCACCCCTATATCTGTTCGCTAATGCCGGTATCCAGGGAAACGCAATCATGCTGCGGAACATTGCTAAGTCGCACAAGCTGAAGGGGCTGGTCTCCGGCATCGCGGTGTTCGGCTACATGTACTCTAATTACCTGAGGCATCGCATGGGAAGGGACGACGATGAGGGTAACGACAAGGTAGACAACATCCCGACCAGCGTGTGGGAGCGATCCATCCCGTTCAACATCAGCGAGGACAAGCTGTTCAGGCTCCGGCTCGCGTGGGGATACAACCTGCCGTTCTACCTGGGCCACTTGGCTGAGCAGTATGTGAATGGTAACAAGGGTGCGGAAGAAGCAGCTCTCGACTTCGCGTCTGCGTTCGCGGCGGCGTTCAATCCGCTGGGTCAGGTTGACATGAGCGGAGACACCGTGAAGGGGATCATTCAACTTCTCACTCCATGGCCGGCTCGACTTCCGCTTGACATTGCGTTCAACCGCAACACGTTCGGAACCAAGATCAAGCCCGAGCCGTTTACGAAGGAAACGGTCCCGGACCATGAGATGTACTGGGCAAAGACCCCATCGGCTTACAAGAATATAGCAGAGTGGGTCTCTGAGCTGACGAATGACCGGAACCTTCCCGCGGGCCGTCTCGATTGGTCGCCGGAGTCGATCAAGTATTGCTTCGACTTTGCTACTCCAGGACTGCTCCAGATGGCATCCACCGGAATTCCGTCGATCATCAAGGCGATCCAGGGAGAGCCGCTGGCCGCGAGGGATATCCCGGTGATGCGGCGCATGATGTACGACCTTCCGGACTGGCTGGTTAGCGACAGGTTCTACGGAAACTTGGAGATGGCTCAAGCGCGAGCCGAGCGCTGGAAGGAATTGAAGGACAGAGACAAAACTGCGGGAACCAACGAAGCTGATGAGTACCTGAAAAAGTACCGCAGGCTTCTTCAGCTTGTGGCTGACTATGAGAAAAGTGGTGGGATGAAGGATCGGATGCGGCAGATGAAGCAGAGCAAGAACGAAGCGGGGCGGATCAGACTTCAGAAGCAATGGAACCGAGATTTCTGGATTGCGCAGGACGCCGACAACCAGGCGTATTACAGGAGATAACACATGCGAAGACTTACCTTTTGTGTCATGTTTGCTCTACTGGCGACTGGTGCGGCTGCTCAGGATCTTGCGAAGTCCGCTGAGAGGGAGTACTTTGGTGATCTTCTCGTTTTGGACAGTCGGACTGCTCTGACTGGCACGTGGACGTGTACCACCAGCAGCCTCACCTGCACCGGAGTTGCCGGCGGCGCGACCGAGGCAGCGCAAACCGAGCTTGATGACGCCGATGTTGTGGAGCTGTGCGGCTACCGGTATGCCGTGGACGGCGAGCCGCCCTCGCAGTCTTCGATCAAGATCAAGCCGCACCGGGTTCAGGCCACCGGGAATCTCCGTCCCGGAGCCGACGCGGCATGCACCGCGCAGGCAGCATATAAGGCAAACCTGGGGCTAAGCGCTACCGAGTACACTGTTAAAGATGGCAGCGGTACGAGTAGCGCGTTTGGAGTCTCTACCGACACCGTGACCGCCCTCGCGCTCGAGGTGGGGGGTGGATACGGGGCGGCGGGATGTACGTGCAGTACTGCCGGAGTGCTTCAGTGCAACGGAGCGCCGCAGTTCGACGGTCAGCTCGTGCTGGGCGTTGATGCCGCAACCAACACGGCGGGATCAATCAAGCTGTGGTCTGCGGGTGCGGTGGACTTCTACACGACGATCACCGCCGGAGTGCAGTCTGAGACCTCGGCGTACGTGTGGCCGACCGCCCGTGGCGCGGCTTCAAGCGTGCTTACCGATGCCGCTGGCAACGGAACACTCTCTTGGGCCGCGATCCCGGCCGACGGCGACAGCGTTACGGGCAACGAGGTCACCAACGCCACTGACGGGACCCTGACTCGTGGCGGCAGCGGCACCGCGGTCAGCCCTTACACGCTCGGAATCAACTTGAGTTCTGGAAACACATGGCTAGCAGCATTGGGGATCAGCCTCGACGGCAACAACGCCGAGGCCGCTCCTTTGGTACTCACCAACAGCAACGTCCCGACGACGGGCCAGACGGGGGATACCGCGGTCGCCCGCTTCCGGCTCGTCGGTAGCGTCAATACAGTCGAGGCTGCGCACGAGGCTGCGCGCCTGGAGGCGTTCAAAATCTCCGACTGGTTCCACGCCAGCGACGAGACCGATCACGATTCCGGACTCAATGTGTACACGACGGTTAACGGCACCGAGACGTTGCGGGCGACCTTCTGGGATGGTACCTATGGCTTCAAGGTCGTGGGTTCGATCTACTCCAGCACGACGATTCTTGGTACCGCGTTCCAGAACCTGACTGGCGTAGCCCTGATGGGAACCTACGGTTTTGAGTCCACGTCCGTAGCCGCCGGAACGGACGCCAACTCGTTGACGTTCAACTACAACGGCCTTCAGGACGAGGGTGCGACAGGAAGTGCAGATACAGACGAGGGTCTGTGCGCACGACCGCAGTACTCCGACGCTGCGACCGCTACAGCGCTTGACGACGGCGACGTCTCCGGCCAGTTCGCAACCTATGTCCTCCCCACCGCTGACGCTGAGGCTCAAGTGGGGACCACGATCGGCCACGCTCCGACTAGCGGTAAGTGGCACTTCACCCATGACGATTGGGCTACAGCCACCGGGGCCACTCACGCGCAGGGAATCGTGACGCTTCCCGCTAAGGCGGTGCTCATGGCTGCCGACGTCGTTATCACTGAGCAGGCAGTGTTTGATGACACTCTAACGATCGCGTGTGGATCGGCCGCAGCAGCTTACAATCAGATCACCACGGCGCAGACTCTGAAGGCCGCCGCGAACACTGTCTACGGCGACGCCGATGCGGAACGCGGAACCGACCTGCCAGACGCCGACATGGTTGGATTTAAGCTCTACTCATACACCGCAACGCAGGCGATTACCTGCTTGATTGACGGTAATGCAACTCACCTCGACGACGGGCACGCGACCGCTGGTGAGTTCGATGTGGTCCTGACTTGGATGGTCCTGCCGTGAGTAACATCCGAGGCCAGGTGGATCTTGGCCGATGGTGACTCGAAGACCGCCGGCCAGGGTGGTTGGATTGCTGCCCTACGCCCCCAGTGCTGGGGAGTTCAATCAGTTGGAGTAGGGGGATCGACAGTCGCTACCGCGCTTGCCGCCGCTGATACCAGACTTGGATCCGTCACCGTCACTCCGGATACCATTCTATTGGGATGGGGGGTTAATGATGCCTCCGCCGCCCTACCAAACGAGGCAACGTGGAAGGCCAATTGGGCACTGCTGCTCGCGGAGTACACGGACCGCTGGCCGGCTGCCGCGATCTACATCGCCAAACCCTGGAGCGGAGCCTACGGAGATGATGCGCGATGGGACACGTTGGCGGGTTGGATCGATGACGTGGTGGCAGCTTGTGGTGCGTCTTGCCACGCCGGAGCTGATGAGCGGGACAGTGGGTTCGACCAGGGTATGGAGTGGACGGACAACGGTGTAACCTACTACGCCGATGACCTCATTCACTACGACAGCACCGTAGGTCAGGCCAGATGGGCGTTACTTTGGAAGTGGGTATTAGGACTATGATTGACATGGAGGGCACCACTAATGATCAGACGCAGTTTTGGGACAAGCAGGCGTCACCATGTGAACCTGCGCCAGGGATAGGCATGGAACGGCTTCAGTTTTGCGAGTTTCACGATGCCGTCGTGGCCGAGTACGGAGGCTCTCTGAAGGGAGTCACCGAGGCCGTTGACGGCATGAAATCAACCGTAGTCGCGCTGTCGAAGCATGTCGAGACCCTCGCCAGGCATACCGAGGGGATTCAGCGGGACGTGCAGCTCATTTCGGAGCGCGTCGAACGCATTGACTCCAAGATGGTGAGCGGTCCCATTGCAACCGCGTCTCAGCTTGGGATCAGGCAGCACATGAATACCAAGCTGACAAGTATTCTGCTCCTACTCCTCGCCGCGGTGGTCATTGTGGGGATTTTCTCGTTCGGTGCTCTCGTTGGCAAGGACGAAACGAAGCGGGCCATCAGTAGGGGGATTGACGCCATCCCACCGGCTGTGTCGCAACCAACCAAGTGACAGGTGTCAAAGTGTAGACACTTGGCTCTAAGTGTCTACATTTAGGAGGAGACCATGGATCATAGCGAGCACTTCACGCGCGAAGAGCTGGCGTGCCGCTGCTGCGGCGCGTGCGAGATGCAGCAGGAGACACTCGACCGCCTGGAGATGATGCGTAGCCTGGCGGGGGGGAGGCCCATTAGGATCAACTCAGCGTACCGCTGCGTGCCTCACAACGCGGAGGTGGGAGGCGCGGCCACCAGCTCCCACCTCTCTGGCCTAGCGATTGACATGGCTGTACCCGACGGTAGGCGCATGTACGAGCTGGTAGCCGCCGCGATCGGGGCGGGGTTCCCGAGGATCGAGCAGGGCATTCAGTACCTGCATGTGGATGTGGACGACACGAAGCCTAGCCCGTGGATGTGGATCAACCCTGCGGGCGCAAGAGAAACAAAGGACTAAAAAGGAGGAGATATGATTCTGTGTCTCGGCGTCTTGATTGGTATGCTCGTGACCGCGAGCACTTCGATCGCCGCTCCTGAGTGGGCTCATCGCATGAGCGTCAAGGCCGGCGAGTGGGTCTGTCGTGAGTGGCTGGGGGAGGACTAGCCGTGGCAGACGAAACTAACGGCAATGGTAACAAGCTGGCGTCACGCAAGTGGCGCATCACCTGGTGGACGTGGCTAGCGGCGACCGGCTTCAGCATGGTGGCGTTTGCTGTCTCCACCTGGCTCCTGAACCGGGGGACGATTGATCCCGCGACCTGGAAGGGCACCCTCGAGCTACTTGGGATGTGGCTCTTCGGCATGTGGGGCGGCATCGGGGCCGGGTACGGAGTCATCAACGTCGGTGAGAAGGCAGTTAGCAGCTACACGGACGTGTTGAAAACGAGGTCCGGCGGCTAAGCACAATCAACATAGATAGATGACGAGGCTCGGGGAAACCCGAGCCTCTTGCCGTCTTGACATTTGGAAGCTGGTGCATCATATTGGATGTGGGAGGAGACCACATGGCAGCAGTAACTCGCGCATTCAAGGTAACAACCCATGACTTGAGGCCGCCAATACAGGGTGGTGACCCCATCTGGGATGGGACCGTTCCGTTCCGGCTCCCGCGTCGTAGGGTGGACCGAGGAGAGGAGGAGTGCGCCGCGGGCTGGAACGCGTGCTGGGATCTCGCAACTGCTTTGAAAATTGCGGGAGTATGGCCCGGTGGGTGGCCCTGCAGGGCATGGCGGGTAGAGACCAAAGCTTCTGTGGTCGAACGCGGGCTAAAGCTCAGGGCTTCAACATGGACCGTGATCAAAGAGTGCTCAGAGCAGGAGATTGAGACCGCGATTGCGAATATGTCTGTAGGCTTATTTGAATCATATGCAAAAGAGATGACCGCCGAACACCTAAAATGGAGATCCGCATTAGCGCGACCACAATGGGATGAATCTGCGGTCAGGGATGGACTCATGGATGCCATTATGGCACGAGGTCTAAACTGGACGCTGAAGAAGTATGAATCTGCCGATAGCATCATGAATGCTTATACTGATTGGGAGTACAGATCCGCTCGTTCCTACTGGAAATCTTGGATTTACTATAGAGTACAAGATTACATTAACATTTACGAGTGTGTATATCGTCCTATTGGTGAGTTAATGTCAAGACCGGCATGGGATTCTGTGATATATCACTTTAAATCTCTACTCGGAGAAGTAAAATACTTTGGTGGACACTACAAATACACCGTCGGCATCCGTGACGCATATACGTACGGACTGTTAGTCGCCGTTCCCACCGAGCCTGGTACTCTCGGTTATGTAATGGTTTAGGGAGGAGACCACATGGCAGCAAAGCTTGAGGAACAACAGGTCCAGAGTATTGAACGGGGCATCCTGGAGATGTCCTTCCCTTTCACCGTGTCCGACGCTCATCTAGCCGTCGGAGGGGTGTCGAGGGTAACCTTCACGAAGATTGTCAAGCGGCTAGAGTCGGAGGGGAAGCTTGGACGATACTACCCCGATGAGCACCCGGACGAGTGGGTGCGAACCGTGGGGAGGCCAGCGCGGATGTGGGAAGTTATTCGATGAAATCTCTCAATCTACGTATTCTAGGGATGTCATGGACAATGGAGCAAGTTCCTAGCCACGACATTGATCTCCGTCGTGAAAATTGGGGCTGCTCAAATAGGGGATCGTGTCGCATTTCAATCGACGAGAGCTTACCTCCAGAGCGTCGGCAGCAGGTAAGATTCCATGAGCTTATCCATGTTGCAGACCTGGAGAGCTGTGACTCTCAGGATAATCTAACCGAGGCTCAGGTAGATAGACTATCTAGGTCTCTTTGGACAATCATTAGAGACAATCCTCAATTGGTTGATCTTCTGGGATTTATAGAACCCGACATAGAGGAGGTAGATCCATGATCGCCGCGCTGGCCGCTAAGTTCTGGCGAGAGCTTCTCATTGTTAGCCTCGTTCTGGTTTCCTGGCAGTGGATTGGCTGCGTGAACAAGCAAAAGGACAAGGCGATTGAAAGAAGTGTGGTGCTTGAGCAGCTGTTCCAACAGGTAAAAGAGGTCAACAAGGACATGGCTGCTTCAATCTCCAGTCAGAACGAAGCTATCAAGACGTGGAAGGCCGCGGCCGAGGCACAGAAAGTCGCAAGCGCCAAGGCCGATGCCGAGGTGAAGCGCATCCATGACAGGCTCATCGCAGAGCAGCGGGCGCGGGCCGCGGATGTAGCTAAGCTGATGGCTGAGCTTGAGGCCGTGCCTCAGGATGATCAGTGTGAGGTCGCGGCTGCGTGGCTCAGAGACTGGTATAGGAAAGAGGTGATCCATGCGAAGTAGACTCTGGTTTGCCGTAACGCACCAGTTGTTTCTCGCCTCGATGGCGCTTGTTTTAGGAACCGGATTAATTTGCAATAATTTAATATTTTTTGGCATCGTATTTAATTTCATAGGAAGCAATATAATAGGAGCTTGTATCTACAATGATTATGAGAGGAAACACCATGCGCAGTAAGCTCTCTCCGATCGACTTCTGTCTGGTCATCCTGTGCTTCCTTGGGATCGTAGCGGGTATCATGTGCCTGCAGGGCTGCAGCTGCAAGCCGGAGGTGGTGTATGTCCCGAAAGAAGTCTTCGTACCCGTACCCGTACCATGTGTGGCTCCGGCAACGCCTGACGATCCAAAGCTACCTGAGCTTGCACCTGGAGCCGATTCAGTACAGACTCAAACCACTCTGCGAGAGGCTCTCGCCCGATGCCTGGGATCAGTGGAAGAGTTCAAGACTGCTCTTGGAGCCGTCCGATGAAGAATGATTATTGGATACCAATTTCCATCTTACTAATAATTAGCATCTTAACAGGTTATCTTACTAGCGCCCTAATAAGAACCCAAAAAGAGCTTGCTAGTGTTAAGAATAACCAATCCTCCGAAGTCATGTCAAAGCTCAGGGGCGAGCTGGGAGAGTGCAGCACCAAGCTGCTCGACGCAGAGGCTCGGAACGAGCGCCTGGCAGCCACGTGCGACAACGACTGGAAGGCTCTAAAGGAAGCGCTGAGGATCGAGCGCGAGGAAGTCGAGCGGTGCAATATCGTGCTCTCGGCCTGCGAGGTCAGGGTCGGATGGGTGAAAGAGTGAGCGCCAAGACCTGCGCCCACTGCGGTAACCTTCTCGAGCGTTGGCGCGACCGCACGTACTGCTCTGTCGCATGCGCGAACCGCGCCATTGCTGCGAAGACTAAGATTCGGAAGTCGTGGACCAGGGTCGTTGTGCTAGGAGATGTCCACATTCCGTTTCAGGATCAGAGAGTGGTCAGCCTGGTACTCATGTTCATTAAGGAGTACAACCCAAACGTTGTGATCTTGAACGGGGATATTGTTGACTGCTACGACATCTCATCTTTCGACAAGGACCCGCAACGCGAAGCTTCGCTCGTCCAAGAGCTTCGAGAGGCTAAGGAGTTCTTCGAGAAGCTCCGAGAGTGCGCTCCAACCGCAGAGATTAGATACGTCTATGGTAACCACGAGCACCGGTTTCATAAGTACATCATCCGCAACGCCAGGTCTCTCGCTGGTCTCATTGGAATCTCTCTTGCCGAGCAGCTCGAGCTGAGCAAGTTTGGCATCACACCCATTGCTACCAGCGGCGACCGCTTCACCGACAACTACACCAAGGTGGGGACTCTCCTGGTGGGGCACTTCGACAAGGTGTGCAAGCACTCGGCGTACACGGCTAAGCTCTTGCTTGACGACTACGGCTGCTCCCTCATCCAGGCACACGTCCACAGCATCGGGTCCAGTAACCGCACCCTCGACGGCGGCGAGATCATGGGCTGGGAGGGTGGCTGCCTCTGCGATCTCAGGCCGCTGTACTGCAAGCCGAAGAAGTGGGCGCACGCGTTCCATGTGATCCAGCTCGAGAATGACGGGAACTTCTTCCACGTGGACCCCATCCATATTATCAACTATAAGTTCTGGTGGGGAGATGAGCTATGGCAGGGGTAATGACCCGCCGCGACTGGCTCGCGTGGGCGCTGGCGATGATCGGTCTATTGTGCGCGATGGGAGGAGTGTGATGCTGACGACGACGTTCGAGCTGCTGCACAAGGCCGAGGCGTGCGCTCCCCGTTACAAGCACCTAGCGCACGCTCTTGGGGGAATCAAGGCTTACGGCAGGCAGACCCATATCCCTCTGCTGGCTATCCTCGACCACAACGGCCTTGATGATGCGCTGTGGGCACTGCGGGCTGTTCCAGTGGAGCAAGTCGAAGCCGCGGGTGCCGCTTGGAACGCCTTCTGTTACGCCGCCCGGTTCGCTGCCAGAGAGGCCAAGTCCGCCATCCTGCGCGAGATGCTGGAGGCGGCATGACCGAGCGAGGGAGTGGAGCATGAAGCCACCTGAACGCCACTTCGTGCTTCCAGTGCTGAATCTTTCCGATGATGGCGATGTTCCGGAGGGGTGCCCCATCCAAACACAGACGGCATACGAATTAGCAATGGTAGAGATCAACAAGTGCCTGCGCTACTTGAACGAGATCTACGCTACGATCGACAGGCATCTCGCCATCACCCCCGACGCATATACCTGGAAACAGGCAAGGCATGATCGCCGGCTTGCGAAGGAACTAGAGAACGTGGCAGAGTTTGCTAGGAGATGCGAACGGGATGCAAAGGAGCGATCATGAACAACTGCGTAGTTGACACAACCATGGTGGGTGACGAGAAGACGGAGCTGATAATCGTGTGGGGGCGCTTCTACTACAGGATCACGAATCCCAGCGCGTTGCCGAGCACCATGGCCGGGCAGCTTACCCACGAGGAGTTCGTGACGCGTATGCTGAGTCGAGGTCATTCCCCGAAAGCAATCGCCAAGGTGATGAGCCTGGATGGGGAGGAGCAACCATGAGCGACAACGAAAAACTGACGCGCGCTCAGCTAACGCGGTGGTTGCTGCGGATCGTCAAGGACCATGGGAGCCGAATCACCTCCGACTGTGGAAGGGCTGATGCCTTAGTCGCAAAGGCCAATGTCCTTCTCGAATGGGAGAAAGAACACAGCGAAGACAATGGTCTGGGGTTCCATAGCTCCATGCTCGCCACAGCTACTGAAGCAGCGTCCAATGCACACAAGCACATGCTGGAATGGAATCAGCTCGATGAGTTCGTGCTCGATGTGTTCTCCGAAATGATCGCTGAAGAAAAGGAGCAACCATGAAGCGTCTAGCAGCAGTCCTGATTCTCGGCGCCTGGGGAGAGATGGGAGGAGTGTGAACATGGTAAAAGAGACAGAAATTCCGATGAATGAGCTTCCAATCATGAAGGTTAGTCAAGACAAACATATAGCTGGTGTTATTGCTCATCACACAAAGATCACACCAGGAAATTACGTAACTATTTACCAGTGGTCAGGTAAGCACACGTGGCCATTGTGGATAGCTGACGAAATGCTGGAAGAAGTCCGGAAGCTACCCTGGCCGATTGTCTTTGTTGGAAGGGATTGGGAATCCACGCAATTCAAGGCGTACCGCACCGATAACTACACGTGGTGGCTCCGTCAGATTCGTGACAGTCTGCTTTCTTGGGTTCCGGTAATCAAGGCCCGCATCGTTGCAACGTTCCGAGTGTGGGTTCCACTTCTGGCTATCCTGTTTCTGGTAACCGGAAATATTATCGGAGCAGAATGCCTGACGTACTCACCTCCTCCACTTTTCAATACCTCGTCAAATCCAGAAGCCGACCCAAGCAACAAGCGCAGCCAAGGCATCACTTGGATGACCTTCGCGGGGCACCGCTACCTCGTCCACAACACCGGGAACAACCTCGCTGCGATCCGGCTGGACGACCCGCTCAACCCTGGGCCGACGTCGAGCAGCAACTTCCGAGTTCCGTTCAGCTCTGATCGTGACTACCAGCTTTTCAACTTCTCGGTATGCGACAACTGCCGCTTCGGTGGGGCCTGGTTTGACATGGACGGCTCAGTCCTGTTCGACCTCGGCGAGCTATCCTCCCCAACCTTCTCCAGCAAGAAGTATCCCGACGCCGGAGGCATGGGAGGCTTCACGTTCAAGCACGGCGACCAGCAGTACCTGATAGGCCGGCGCTGGTTGGAGGGCTGCATCGGCAAAGACGCGTTGTACACCATCGACGGCACGCACCCCGAGGACCTCGCACTCTTGAGGTGCGTGGTCGACTCGGCCGGGGTTCCGGTGCAGGTGCTCAACGGGCACTACCTCCCCGGCTCGCCAGCGTACCTGTACCTCGTAACCACTGCGGGCGCTGGCAAAGTCGAGGTGTACGAGGTCAGCGGGAGCGGAGCGGGGCTCACCCTGACGCCCCGTGGCAGCCCGTTCAGCGCCACCTGGATCAGGGGGCGCGGAGTGGACATTGACCTGAGCACCCCGCTCGGGCCGCTCGCTGCGGTGGCTAACAGCAGCGGAACCTCGCTGTGGTCACTCAGCAACCCAGCGGCGCCCACGAAGCTCGCGCAGTGGGACCCGTGGCCGGCCTACGACATGAACAGCTGCGCGCTCCAGTACCCGTACCTCTGGGTCGCCACCAAGCCCGCAAGCTCGACGGGGACGCAGCACACCTACGACATCACGGACCCGAGTGCCCCGGTGGAGGTGGCCTTCCCGTTCTGGGACGAGACCAACCCGTGGATCGCCATCCCGTACTCGACGAACTACGAATCCGTCTTCACCGCCGACGCGGCCTGGTTGTTCATGTCCCGCTACTCGGTGGTGCTCAGGGTAGCGGTGGATGATGCCCAGTGCCGTCCGCACCCGGTCGGGATCTTCGCCGACGGGTTCGAGACGGGGTCAACCGAGGCGTGGGCGGGCAGGTGATAGCCCGGGTCTTCCCACGTCGAACGAGGGCGACGCCGACCGATGAACTCGCCTTCACCTCCGCCCCGGGTCTATTCCCGCCGGAGGTGGACGAAGTCCACGTGAGCGTGTCGTTCACCTACGACCTTCAGCGGGCTCAGTCTCTTGCTCGCGAGTGGGAGCAAATCGCCCCTGTGAGGATTGGCGGGCCAGCGACAGGAGAACGCGGCGGCGACTTCACGCCGGGGCGCTACCTCAAGCCCGGCTACGTCATCACGTCTCGCGGTTGCCCCAATAGGTGCTGGTTCTGCTCGGCGTGGAGGCGAGAGGGAGATGTTCGAGAGCTGCCCATAACCGAAGGGTGGAACGTCCTCGATGACAACCTCCTCGCCTGTTCTGAGAACCACATCCGAGCGGTGTTCGAGATGCTTGGCCGCCAGCCTCAGCGGGCCGAGTTTACGGGCGGGTTGGAGGCGGCTCGGTTACAGGATTGGCACATCGAATTGCTCGCCGGCCTGAGGCCGAAACAGATGTTCTTTGCCTACGACACGCCGGACGACATAGAACCTCTGATCGCGGTCGGGAAGAAGCTGGTTGCCTCCGGGTTCACGGTCGCCAGTCATACGCTACGCTGCTACGTGCTCGTTGGTTACCCGCGTGACACGTTCGCCGCCGCAGAGGCCCGGCTCCGACAAGCACTCGCTGCCGGGTTCTTTCCAATGGCGATGCTCTGGCGAGATGAGATCGGGAATGGTAGCTGGAAGTGGAAGAAATTTCAGCGCTTCTGGGCACGCCCACAACTAGTTGGGGCGATGTTCTCCGTCAGTCCGGGAGCCTGGTCGGGGGTGACGCGATGAGATTCACAGTACTCTACCATCCCAGCCCATGGGTGAGGCGCCCCTTGATCGTTCTGGCAGCGTTACTGATCGAGCTGCCAGCGGCCATCATTGTCGGAGCCTGGCTCGGAGTCGCAGAGGGGCTATCCGGGCTATGGATCAACGTCAAGTATGCGTGGTTCTCGGATCGATGGGGGTGACGTGGGTGCAACCGTGAGTCAGCGCGGAGAATGGTTGAGCCAAGTGCTGATCGACTGCTCCGGCGCCAGCAGGAAGCTCGCTGAGTACCGAGCACGAGTAGCCAAGGAGGCGCGCGACAGCATCGACCGTCTGAGGCGATTCCGGGAGGCCCGACGAGCCGCGTCCGGAGACGCTTCGGCGTGGTCGGGGGTGCAGTGACATGGTCAATTTGCATTGCGGGGATTGTGGTGACACTTGGGCTATGGAATACCCTCCAGAGCGTGTACTTACCCGCCTAGAAAGGCTGGAGAGAACTGTATCAAAAGAAGAGTCCGGAGTACGAAACTGCGCGGCCTGCTTGCACACGATAGATAGGTTTTGGTGGACCGGCTCCTGCGAATCTTGTGTTGGCGGCAGCTGGTCTCATCCAGCCGGGTGGGTGTCGGCGCGTGAAGAACTGGATCGAGAAAGGGAGCGTGAAGAAAAGCGCAAGGCTCTACGATTGGAGGCATATAAGCAAGAACTTGAGAAGCTATACGCCAGGTCTCTTCGTACGGCGGAAAGATGCCGGCAGGAGTTGCTATCGTTTGGCATCGTCCCGGAGACCGAAGATCCTGAGCGTGGTCGGAGGTGACGCGATGACCACACCAACACTCAGGCTGCATCGCGTTTCGATCTCAGCGATGATCTACTCCCTGGACGGAGAGCCGGACTACGACCTTGAACGCGCCGCTCAAGTGGCTTTACAACGAGCCGTGGAGGACCCAGGCTGGGAAAGCCGGATCATGATCGAGGAGATCGATCCCGACGAACTGGAGCCGGTGCCGACAGACAAGGCTGCGCGCGCCACTGGCGAGAACGACGTCACCTACCAGACCCGGATCAGGGTCGTGGGATGGGATGAGCCATGATCTCGTTTGAAGACCCCCTGGCACTCGTAGTTCGTGTGTTTGAAGAGCTTTACCCAACGACTTCCGTTGAGGTGGTGTTCGTCTACGGTCTTCACTCTGAGGAAGAATGCTGGGGAGCTACTGACCTGGAGACTGGATCGGTGCCCGTGATTCAGATTGACGTTGCAACTCCGTTGTGTGGCGCCGTTGAGGTACTGGGCCACGAGCTGGCGCACGTTGTGGCGGGGCTGAAGGCCCAGCATGGTCCCGCCTGGGAAGCGGTATTCGCGGCAATCAACGAACGCTACAACGAGAAAGTCGAGTCCGGAGACGCTTCGTGGTCGGGGGTGACGCGATGAATGAGGTTGTTTGTCGGATCACACTGTACGCGGTGGATGACCATGAGGCAAAGCTCGGGTCATCCATTGAGGTCTGCTCCGAATGGACTTCGTCCCGGATGGTCAACCTACGGGTTGGCGACACAGTATACAAGGTCTCAATCAGCGACTTGGAGGCGGCGCTGAGAGCTTGCAAGGAGGGGCAATGAAGTGGGTGAAGTGGCTGCTGCTCTGCGGCATCGTCGTTTCTGAGTTCTTCCGTGCTTGGGGGACACGATGACCTCAGCCCGCTACGACGAAGCGATGGAGACCGGCAAGCTCACCGCTGGGGAGGTCTCTCAGGGCTGGCACTGGTGCCCCGAGTTCGATGATCTTCTCCTCGGTCCAGGGACGCACGAGATGGAGGGCGGGGTCTGCATCTGCGGGGCGCGTGTCTCGCCCCCGCGGTACTGGCTCCTGCTGCCGGTGCGGCTGTTCCGTAAGGTGTGGCCGAGGCGGTACGAAGGAGGGTTCTGATGCAAACACGAGATTTCGATGGAGTTGTTGGCCTACATTCATGCCCGAAGTGTGGCCGCCCGTGGTCTAAGTGGGAGCGGCTCTACTCCGAAGCTGTTGATGTAGCGTCTGAGTTATTCCAATACGGTGGACGCTACAGCTATCTCCTGACGGTTGGCGACAGTTGCACTACCGATGGTGTGCGCGCGCTCGCCGCCGAATGCGACCGCCTCAAGGAGCAGCTCGCCGAGAAGGACGCGCGGATCGCGGAGCTGGAGGCGCTAATCATCGACCTTCGGGCCATAGTAGAGAGTGACCCACTGTGTAAGGAACATCCAGAAGCATTCAGCGACACCAGGAGGCGCGCTCGTAGATTGCTGGAGGAAACGGAGCCCAAGCCATGACCGCGATCCCGTACCTCGACAAGCTGTGGAGCCCGAAGACTGGGCAACAGGGTCGAATCCCAGATGATCTATGGGCGCGCAAGGAGCTGGCGTGGAGGTGACGTGAACGGTGACCGCTATCGCACGATGTCAGAGCTGATGCGCGGCGTCGAGTACGGTTGGGACTGCATGTTTCTGCCTCGCATCAAGGGCGAGCGCAAGAGACAACGCAGAAGATGGCAGAAGAGACAAAACAGAACCGCGGCTCATGCCGCAGAAGGGAACAACAATGAGTGTACTGAAGGGAATCGTTACAGAGTTACTGGAGGGAAAGTTGGCAAGAACGCTAAATGATATCGTGAAAGACTACGAAGACCTGAACGACCTAGCGCAGGGCGTTCTGAACGCCGCAACGGACGAGGCACTGCGTGCCGCGTGCGAGGCGCGCGGGTGGCAGGTGGGAGAACCCACCGTAGGGAAGTGGATCGAAGCCGGTCTATTCAAGACGGTTTGGGAAGAGGTGGAGTCCAAGATACCGAAGGATGTGTGCGACGACATCGTATTGGAACTAGAGCGCGTAGCCGGTGAGTTCTTGGCAGAGCCAAACCACGGTGAGCTGACCTGGGGCGAGGAACTCAAGTGCTTGGCGATGGCGCTATGTAAGGTGGCTCCAGTCCAATTCGCAGTGAAGTACGCACCATTCACCGGGGCTGACAATAGTCGCCAGGTAAGCCGATCCAATATCATGTATGTCATAGCCGGTATCTGCGAAACCCTAGCAGCCGCCAACGGCTGCTTCCGCGAGCCTGTCAAATCAGGAGCCGACCCGAGTGCAGACCCGAGTTGGGACCACGGGTCTCACCTGTGAGATCCAATCTGAATCCAGTGTCAAGCCAGTTCCACAGGGGTTGACAACATGGCAGACATGACCGACAATGCTCGTATGAGCCCCATCGCAGTCAGGCGCAAATCACTCGGGATGACCCAAGAGGATCTTGCGGAAGCCGCTGGGATCTCATCTCGGTACGTCAGCGTCCTGGAGGCTGGGAGCAGTCGCCCCACCATTGACGTAGCTAGGGACGTGGCCGAGGCACTCAGATGCGGAACGGATGAGCTGTGGCCGAGGAGGAAGCGATGAACCTGTACCTGATCTCTCAGACCGAGAACAATGGATACGACACCTATGACACAGCTGTAGTAGCAGCTAAAGATGAGGATGAAGCACGGAACATAACTCCTGATGGTGATTGGAATACTAGATATTCAACTTGGTGCTCTAGTCCAAGTAAGGTGACAGTTAATCTTATCGGGAAGGCCACCGCAGGTACAGAACCTGGAATAATCCTCGCGTCATTCAACGCTGGATAGCAGAGGGTAAATACATGAACGACCCTTGGATTTGTCGGAAATGTGGTCAAGTAAACCTGGGGGAAGATTCGTGTTCTAAGTGCAATCCCGCCAAAGACTGCAATCACCCACTAATCTGTACCTCGTACAAAGAGGGAGTGTTTCATTGCTCCTGGTGCTCCGATCTCGCTCGTATCAAAGAGCTTGAGGAGTACATAGACCTGCTGCGGCAAAAGAACCGCACGACCCGAGAAGAGTGGATTGCTCTCTGCTCTCAGGCCAAGCTCCTCAATACAGCGAGGGCATCCCACCAGAACGAAAACGGATGGGTGTCAATTGACGAGGCTCCGCTAGACTACCACGCAAACGAAGTACTTGACTTCATTGACATCGGAGTGATTGCTAACGATCCCAGTGAGCTGGCGCGGGCGCGTGAGATGTGCGTTACGCTTGTTGAGAGACTGAGGAGGGAACATGGAGCTATCTGAAGCTAAAATCGATGAAGTCCGTGGAATGGTCCACTATGGAGCCTTCAGTAATCAAAACTACGATAGGTACGGTAAAAAGTTTAGGGAAGAAGCATTTGAGATCCTTGGACTAACCAATCATCCCAAGGCCGATAAGCTCTGGGAAATCGCGTGGGAAGAGGGTCATCCTTACGGACTTTATGCGGTGCTTGACTACATCGTTGATCTTGCTACACTTCTGGAGTAATCATGCTAACCCCCGCAGAGCGTGGCTGCGATTACAAACAACATCGGCCGGGAGAAATTGGTCCCTCCTGTCCGATCTCGACCCTCTCAAAAACTGGTTGTGCGGTAGCGGGGGTCCACGCCCCCCGCGTTATGACATCCAAACATGGCGACACCTGCCTGTATCGCATCTCGAGGGCGATGAGTGGTGTGACAGCCGGGAGCTACCGGCATTTTTGTCCTGGGGGCTGCGGCTCTGTTGAGCAATCCGGCAGTACAATACCGGCCAGCCCCCACCTTACTCACTCCCCGTCCGACACGTTCCATGCACAGGGAACTCGGACTGGGGTTATGACGCGACTGGAGAGGGGAGATGCCTTGTGTTCACCGCCCCAGGGAACGCCTTGTTGCGTTTCCGCATCTCCAGACACTTCCCGACCCGAGGGCCACGGCTCAGAGAGCCTCGGTGCCAGGGAACTCCTACCAACCTCCAAAAGAGCACCTTTCCACACCCACATATTCGCCCACCAACCGCAGCTCCCGTCCATGTGCCGTCATGGACGCGGAGCCCTGCCGTTAAGTGACAGGAGATTAACCCATGGACCTAACCGCACTACGCGAGCGCTACGAACGCGAGATGGACGGATTTCACGAATGCTCATCGTGCCTCCGCAGGGGTCGCGGTGATTGCCCGTGGCCGAACTTGGGACCGCCAGGAGCAGAGTATGATCTATGCTGGCGCTCTTGCCGCGATGCTCTCGCACAGGCTGAGCGCGAACGGCTCGCCGAGGCTGACGGAAGACGCTGATGAGCCCCGACGAAATTATCCGGCGCATCACTGAGTACGAAGGTAGAGATGATACTCTGCAGCGTCTGATAAGCTTCGTGAAGTCCGGGAGAGTGAACTCATTGGCTGAGCTTGGATACAGGGCGAGGCCGGGAGTGAACGAGCTGAGAATCAAACGAGCCCCAACAGTCTATGACTTGGAGGAGCAATGATCTGGCTATCTCTGGACTGGGACGCGGTAACCGGAGATTGTAGGTATTGCGGATACGATTACGAGGACGACAAAACGCGTGGATGCGCATGGAGATGTAGAGACTGCGATGATGAATGCTCAACTAGGCCAGTTGGTACTACCAGAAAGAAGAAGGAGTTTGCGAGCGCTATTCGTTCGGCCACTAGAATTCTAACGGCCCTCTCATGGGATGAGACCATCGTCAGAGACTGCCATGCAGAGATTACGGCATTCCTTAAACCTGGTGATACCGTCTACAACGTAGATAGCCATTATGATAATTACTCTGATGTTAGTAAAAATGGGGGGATTGAATGCGGAAACTGGGTTTCATGGGCCGAGGACAACGGAGTTGACGCCTATAACCTGGGTGACCTTCCCGATGCCGAGAGACGACTACCCGAAGCAAAAAAAGAACTACCATCCTCACTGTTCATCTGCTTCTCTTCACCCTACGTGTCCACCAAGTACGATGCTGATTTCAAGCGACTCATCGCGCTCGTTGGATGCGCGGACTTCACGCCCCTGAGCGAGAAGCAGCAGCGATGGATGCGCAGGAATTCACTGGGGATGTACCGAGCAACCCCCAAGCTAAGCGTACTGACTGAGAGGTAACTATGAGTTTCTTCTTGACTGCCCTGGCGTGGGGAGCTACACTCTGTCTACTCGGACTCGCCGGAGCCTGTATCTGGCGATGGATCGAGGACTGGAGTATCAGACGCGCGCTTAGACGACACTGGACGTGGTTGAGGTGAAACATGGTTCTGATTTTTCTCGCTGCTCTGCTGTGCGTCGAGCCGACGCCGACCCCCACGGCCGGGGTCGTGTACGAAGGCGTCAATTGGTGCCCAACTCCGACTCCGACGCCAACCTGGGGCTACCGGAGAATTTGGGTGGTCCCCGAACCGACCCCGACCCCGACCCCAGCGCCAACCGAAGAGCTGACCCGCTGCGACGACTGGGCGTCCAAGGTGGCTATCACCTTTTCCGACAGCAAATATCTCTACTGGATGGCCGAAGCAGCGTGGCCGGATAGTGACGGAACTTGGTGCAAGACCGACATCCGCAAGGTAGTAGAGGCGCACTGCGGGGGGTGCCCAAGCCTGTACTACCTCGACCGCTTATCCGATCCTGAGCGCGACGGGGTCAGTACCACCTACAGCGACATCGTCTGGTGCGTCGAGGCCGAATCGCGCTACACCTACGACGGGCACAAGACGCGGCCCTGGTTCGCGTGCTACGACAGCCAGGGCCACGAGGTCTTCAGGTCCATCAAAGGCGATGGCTGGATTCCGATCGGGGGTGGGTCGTGACGCACGCGGACCTCGTGGAGGTCGCTCGCAAGTGGCTTTCCGCGCGCGGGTGCCCTGTGGTCGTGACCGAGATGGCTCACGGTCAGGGAGAGGAGGCCGACGCCATCGGCTGGCACCACGGGTACTTCACCATGCTCATCGAGTGCAAGGCTAGCCGCTCGGACTTCCTCGCCGAGGTCAGGAAGCACCGAGCGCTCGGCATGGGGTGGAAGCGGTACTACATGGCGCCGGCAGGGATGATTGACGCGTCAGAGATACCGACCGAGTGGGGACTGTTGGAGGTCAAACCAAACGGGCGGGTGCGTAAGACGCGCGAGGCGCTTGAGCGCCTAGGACGCGACTGGCACGCCGAGATGAGCGTTCTGGTGTCGGCGTGCCGCCGTCTCGGAGTAGCGTCGACAGGAGGCGTGACGGTAAGGCTGTACACGACGCCGTCCAAGAACCGGGCGACGGTGACCTGTGAGAGGGGGTTGGGATGAGCAAGCTGAGCTGGAAGGTGGGCGACTACGCGATGCACTGCATGGACGGTCGGGAACCCGGCACGTTGGTGAGAATCATCTCGGAGAGTGACCGAAAGAAGAAGCGGTTCGGTATCCAGTACGTCCAGAGGGGAGACGATAGCGGTTCGTCGTTATCCTGGCCCGAGTCCGAATTCCGGCCCATCACCGACGCCCTTGACTACGCCTACGCGAGGAAGCACGCGGAGGGTGTCAAATTCCATGATGCGCGAGTCGCTATGGACAGGGCGGAGAAGGAGCAGGCGGCATGGAGACGAGCTGCCGAGGCGATCGTTGAGGCGAGGAAAGCGGTTGTCGTGGAGGAGCAAGATGAGCAAGCTGAGCCTGTTGAGCGAGGATGACCGCGTCGAGTTGGGACGCACCAGAGGGGGGCAGCCATGACCGAGCGACGACGCTTCTGCGGTCGGTGCCACACGTGCGGGCATCGGATGACCAGATGGCCAAATGGCGAGGAGAGATGCAAGAAGTGTATGAGGTTCATGCGCTACCACTCCCACGGCTGGGCACTCCACACCCACAACCTCGACGACCGGGCCGACGAGTGCCCGGAGAGGTGCAAGACCATGAACGACGAGCTGGACATTCTGCCGCAGCATCAAGAGGGGGAAGATGACGCACCTATTCCTCAAGGCATAATGATTGGGATAGTGAAGGTACCAAAGTGCGACGAGCGACTTCTTGAGATGGCCAGTGCCCTGGGTGAGAGCCACGTCGAAGAACGTGACAAGATCAGCATGAGTGCTATTTCAGAGAATGGCTGTGAAAGTGAGGGAGGGTCATGAACGACGAGCTGGACATTGTCAAGTACCTGGACCCCGACGATCAACGCTGCGAGCAGTGCGACCGTTACGCCGGGCACCTGCGGGATGGGATCTGCGCAGGGTGTAGGCGTGAGAACAGGTTTGAGCTGGAAGCCTGGGAGCGCGACCAGTATGGAACTCAGGGGAGGGTAGATTGGTAGATGAGGTCGTTGTCCAAGAGGGAACGCGCTACCGGCTAGACCACGAGAGCCACTTGATGGTCCCCGATCCGGAAGGCCCCTGGGTCATAGTCGGGAAACCGCTCTGGTTCCGAGACCAGCAGGAAGAAATCAGGCTACTAAATCAGGAATGTACCAGACTACAGCTCAAGGTTGTTGAATTGAACCGCCAACTCACCTACCTTCTTTCATATCAGAGAGGAGAATCCGAGTGATAATCCACAGCATTGAGCTGAAGATGACCGCCGGGAACTACTTCGACAGGGTCGAAAAGCGCATATTCACGAGCGCGGACACGTTCACAATTGAGATTAGTGTTATTCCTGAAGAGGGCAATCGGATGTCGTTCATTCAGATTTTCCCCCGCGACGATGCCAGGAGCCGTCTTCAGGGGCTCATCGAGTACATGGGCCGCAGGCTAGCCGACGAGATCAACAGCCAGGAAGGGATGTTGCTTCCGATGAGTTCAACTCCTATGGAAGACGAGCACAAGGAACCATTCTTCAGGGAGAGGAAACTATGAACGGTAACATCGCACCCGACGGTTGGGACATGCAGTCAGAGCTTCGCATCAACGGCATCGATCCGATGACTCAGGTATCCAGGATCAGGGACATCGTACGCAAAGCTGGGTTCGGTGGGGGTGGAGACATCATCGAAGACGTAGCCGACATGGCGCTGGTAGCGATGATGTACAGGGCCAGAAAGAGGAGTCTACTGGCCGCGAACCGAGCGCTTGTGACCTCGGACAAGATTAAGGGCAGACTTATCCAGTGGTTGAACGCGGAGGATTGATGAAGCCGTGCCCGTATTGCGGCAAGGATGACCTCAAGTACAAGTGGGACACGGTCAAATGGGCCATAGCTGTACGTTGCGAGTCCTGTGGTGCCATGGGGCCGGTTGCTGTAACATCGTCTGGAGCCGAAGCGCTCTGGGATAGCAGGTGGAAGATATACGTGGAACCCGGGGATGAGCCATGAGCGGCTTCTTCTGTGTCGGGCTCGACAATCCTAAGACCCCAGCCAACATTGGGAGCGTTCTTAGAGGAGCGGGGGTATTCGGCGCGGCCATGGTCGCTGTTTCAGGAACCAGGTACAAGAAGTCACCCACAGATACGGGGTGTCAGTACAGGAAAGCTCCGTTGCTGCATGTAGAAAACCTCCACAGTATAGTCCCGTTTGATTGTGTACCCGTAGCTGTGGAGCTAATCAAGAGCGCGATCCCTCTTCCGGAGTACACGCATCCAAAGCGAGCGTTCTACATCTTTGGAGCAGAGGACGCGACCCTGGGAAGCCGCATCTTGAGCTGGTGCCGTGACGTCGTCTACATACCTGGAGGGTGCCTGAACCTGGCGATGTGCGTAAACGTCGTGCTCTATGATAGAACGGCTAAGGAATGGATGCGTAGATGCGACCCTACCTAGCGAGCCTGAGCAAGCATGAGCTGCAGCAGGGCCGAGGAACCCTCAGCTTCGAGTCGAGCAGCGTGGAGTATGCCCTGGAGTACGCTAGGGACGTACTGGGAGTCGGGCTCGAGGAGGCTCATGGGAAGGCCCTGCTACAACGAGTCTACGTCATGGATGAGGCGGGAAGGATTCGGAGGGTAAGACTGTGAAGTGGCACAAGTATCCGGAAGAAGAACCGAAGAATAAAGGCGAATACTTGGTTGAGTGTAGAACAACTTTTGGCCGTTTCTTTGATGTGTTTCCCTGGGATAAATGTCATTACACATGTAGTCATACAGAATACGAGCATCGTTATAAATGGTGGAATGTTACATCCTTAAACGACGTAGAAGTAGAACGATGGGCTAAGATAAAGGCACCCAAATGAAGTGGCATAAGTATCCGAAAGAAGAACCGAGTTCAGACGGTGTATACCTAACTGCATTCTGTGTAGGAGGAACTAAGTGGATCTACACCACTTGTTATTGGGGTGAGGGTGTGGATGGAGATAGACCCATGAGATGGTGGTGGAATTCAGAACACGCAGTAGTAGAGCGATGGGCAAAGATAAAGGCACCGGAATGAAGTGGCATAAGTATCCGAAGAAAACTCCAAAATCAGAAGGAAGCTATATAACAGCTAGATACATAGGAAATAAATGGGAATATAAAATTCTTCATTGGGGAAAAGATATAATTTCAATGATATGGTATAATGATAAGGATGATAAAGTAGAAAAATGGGCAAAGATAAAGGAGCCAAAATGAACTGGCACAAGTATCCGGATGAGACTCCAGAAAAGTACGGTGACTATCTGACTGCATTCAAGATAGACTCCGAATGGATGAAGAACGTAACATGCTGGGTTGGTAAAGAATACAAGTGGGATGGTGTGTTAGTGGAACGATGGGCAGAGATAGAGGACCCTGAGGAATGACCCCCAACGCGCTCCTCCCTCCATGGAAGCACCAGCAGGTGGCCTACGACTTCGCGCTCGAGCGCGGAGAGCGGGGCAGTCTTCTCGCCATGGACATGGGAACCGGGAAGTCAGCCGTAGTCGCTTGGCTCCTGGCCAACCCGGACCTCAGGCTCAACCGCGTGCTTGTCACGTGCCCCGTCAGCGTGCTGGACGTGTGGCCGCGGCAGATCACAACGCACTCGGGACGCCCCTGTAAGGTCATCGTGCTCGACCGCAAGAAGTCGGTGGCGGCGAAGCAGAAAGAAGCCGCAGAAGCCCTTGGTGTGCGCTGGAGCGATCCCCTGGTGCTGGTCATTGGGCACGAGAGCCTGTGGCGAGAGCCGTTCGGATCGTGGGCGGCGGGTCAGAAGTGGGATGCCCTGGTGGTTGATGAGGGGCACAGAGGAGCAGGATCTGCCGGCGGGAAGCTCACGCGATACCTAGCTCGCCTCGGGAAGGTCTGTCGCTGGCGCTTGGGGCTCACCGGCACGCCCCTAGCAAGTGGGATCACAAGCGCGTACTGCCAGGGGAGGTTCATCGCCCCCGAGGTCTTCGGGACGAGCGCGGTCCTCTTCCGGGCGCGGTATCCCATCGAAGACCACGTGGCGCTGCGCCTGGACGACGCCGGCTGCCTGCGCATCGCATGCCCCTACCAGGTCACACCCACGGTGCAGATGCTGCCTAGCCGCAAGTGGTTCGACCGCCCCAGCCGCGAGTGGGTAATGACTGCAACGACAGACCATGTCATCGCCTCGGCGCTCATGGCACTCATCAGGCAGCCCCTCGTGCTTAGCCCTGAGCTGGAGGCTGTCTGCCGCTGCGGTGACTATCCAGAGTCGCTGCAGGCCATCGGTCTGTGCCGCCCCCTGAGCCTCGACTCGGTGCGCGCCGAGTTCGCGGCGAAGCTGGGGACGTTCATGTACAGGTGCGAGGCGCGTCAGGTGCTCCAGCTCCCCGAGGAGATCCACGAGCAGCGCACATGCGAGCTAGAGCCGAGCGCCGCCAAAATCTACCGTAGTCTTGAGAAAGAGATGATAGCGCTTGTGGCTTCGGGTGAGGTCACTGCTTCTAACGCTCTGGTGAAACTTATCCGACTCGCGCAGGTGGCGTCTGGACATCTTAGGATTGACAATGGCGGGACGGAAATAGTCAGCACCGCGAAGCGTGATCTTCTATACGACGTGCTGGAAGACCTGCCACTAAATGAGCCCGTAGTTGTGTTCAGTAGATTCCTGGCTGATCTGGATTCCGTTAGAGAGGTGTGCGAGAAGCAAGGTAGAAAATACGGAGAGCTAAGTGGAAGAAGAAAAGATGGCATGATTGGAGACCTAATGAGCCCCGAAATAGATGTTCTTGGGGCTCAGATAAAAACTGGAGGTGTCGGTGTTGACATGACCAGGGCTCACTATGTGATCAGTTTCACTCCCGATTGGTCCCTCAGCGACTTCCTGCAGCTACGCGCCCGCAGCTGTCGCCCCGGTCAGTCAGCTCCAAGTGTATACTACCTGTACCTGGTAGCCAGAGGGACGGTGGATGAAGATGTGTACGCGGCGCTATCGTCGAAGGCTGATGCGGTGGATGCGGTACTCAAGAGAATGAGGAGGATGGAATGAAAGACAAGAAGAGGGACAAGAAGAGTGATTTCGTACTGGAATTCTTCGTACTCCCATACGTTAGGCACAAGGATACTCCAATCTTTGATGCGGTAGAATGGGCAATTGAAGCTCACGATGGGGTATACTACACACAAGAGATTACTGAGCCACAAATAGTGGTTGACTTTAGTAATTACCTACCGTGGTTTGGTGATGAAAAATCTGAGGAATCGGAAAAGCTTGGAGTCGATCTTACTGTAGAACAACTGCTAAAGCATCTAACTAAGAAGCGTACCAGGAAATAACCATGCTAGTCCTGATGACCCTAGAAAGAATTGAGGCAATAAACAAAGCGTTTGAAGAAGAGAAAATTGAGCTTAGACTCGAATCACACCCCAAGTTTAGAGTAGTTGAGGTTGATCCCCGCATCGCGGAGCAGCTAGTCCTGACCAATAATGCCTGCGTGATGATGTCGGCCAATGATGTCAACGACGTGCTGAGAATGGTTGCACGAATCCCGAGTGGACCGGAGCACTTCGATGCGTAACGCTGACGCTAAGCGGTACATTAGCCTCCACCGAAGACTTGAAAACAAGGAAGGAGAGATCAACGAGCTGAAAGCTCAGATCGCGGAGCTTGCCCTAAAGCTTCTCAAGAACATGACCAACGCCGGGATGAAACGATGCACCCTGGACGGATCAACGATCTACGTGAAGCGCACGCTGTACGCCAGCGCGGGGGGTAACATGCCGGCGCTAGTCGCTGCGTTCAAGGCTGCGGCTGAGGAGGACCCCAGCCTTGAGCCCATGGTGAGCGAAACAGTCAACGGTCAACGCCTCTCGGCATGGGCGAGAGAGTACGACCCCGAGAACGACAGGGCTCCAGAGGAGGTTGTGGCCCTGTTGCCGGAGATCATCCGAGGAGCGATCAAAGTCACTGAAAAATATGAGCTAAACGTTACGAAGGGATAACGCTATGTGGGAAAGGGAAGGACTGATCGAATTTCTGATAGCAGAAAACAGACCGTGGTTAGTTAGGCTATTTATTCCTGATTGCTCAACTGTAACAGAGGAGTCAATAAACTCTGCACTCGAGGAGAAGTTTGGAACTCCATACGGACAGTTCTTTGTTAACCATTGCTGGTACAAAGATGGGGAGTACGATATTTCTGCAATTCGAGAAAGGAAGTATGATGAGTAAGCAGACAGCACTTGACGTGGTACGCGACGGACTTATGGCAGCGTTCTCTGAAGCGGACATCCAAGAAACAGCGGAGGCAGTAGCCGAGGCCATGGGCGGTCACCAAATGACCCCGCGCGACCTCGAGCGCATCGGGATGCCGGCCGGGAGGAGCCGAGCGTTCCTGCTCGACGACGGCAATGACCAGAAGCAAGAGATTCATGCAGCCGTTTTGCTTGATAACGACATCCGGTTGATGTTTGCCAAGCCCTTTGGGAGCGGACCCAAGGAGCCTCCCCAGTGCTACAGCACTGATGGTAAGAACGGAATCGGGCAGCCCGGGGGGTTGTGCGAGACTTGTGAGTGGAATCAGTGGGGGACGCGCAAGAATGAGCATGGTGAGCCCACCCGTGGCAAGGCGTGCTCTGAGCGCCGGCTCTTCGTGCTGTTCACTCCGGACAGCACGCTCCCGCTAACCCTGAGCGCTCCCCCGAGTAGCCTCAACACGGTACGCAAGGACTTCATGCGCGCCGCCGGTAAGGGTCACAAGCCCAGCAAGAGCCTGTGGACGTTCTACCTCGAAACGTCAGCCGCTGGCGGTGTTGAGCATCCAGTGGTGCGGGCTAGGTTCGAGCGCGAGCTATCCGAGGAGGAGTTGGCCATGATCGGGATGTACCGCCAAGCCATCGGCGGCATCAAGGATGAGCTGGTGCAGGCTAGCGGGGTGTAGAGTAATACTACTTTGAACCAACACGGGGCGGGTCTTCCCGCCCCAGATTTTCGGAGCCTACTATGGACACATGTTATACAGTAACTGAGTACACTAACCCAAAAGCTAAGTTCAGACGTCAACTAATTGTAGCAGCAATGAGCACAAGAACTTTCCATGACAAAGTAACCGCAAGGGGAGAAATGGAACGATGGACGAACAACATTCTCCCTGTGATAAACGAACTGGCTGATCTTGAATTCAAAGAGTGTGACTAGTGACTCCCCTGGAGTGGCTCACACTTCTCTATGCTGATGCTCCACCCGGGCTGTGGCTCGTCCTCAACACCAAGCGCGATGCGGGAAACCGGACGCAGGATGATCCCTTCCGGTGCTTGTGGTTTCAGGTCTCAGACCTGGCCAACGCGGCGACGGCCGCTACCACAGCTGGCGGGGCCTCGAACGTATACCACGGGCTGGGGCTCCGCGAGCAGCGCCTGTCCGACACGCAGCGCGGGTGTGCCGGGGACGTTAGCTGCATCCCGGGGCTGTGGCTCGACCTCGACGTGGCCGGCGGGACGCACGAGGACAGCCCCCGTGAGTACTTCCCGACCAAGGAAACGGCGTATGAGTTCGTAACTCAAATGCTCCCGCACGCTCCCAGCGTGGTCATAGACAGCGGGGGCGGGCTCCAGGCTCACTGGCTCTTCCGGGAGCCGTGGGTGTTCGATGGACCCGACGACAGAGAGCACGCCGCTGCCCTTCTGAGGGGCTGGCAGTCGTTTATCAGGTCACGGACGTCTCATGCCATAGACTCGACCCACGACCTCGCACGCGTCCTCAGGATGCCAGGAACGTACAACCGGAAGAATGGGAGTGTCAGGCCAGTCAAGGTCATGAGCACGGATGGACCAGTATACTCGCCGAGTGAATTTGACGAGTGGATCGATCTTGATAGTGAGGATACCAAGACAGATCCTGTGGATGTTAGAGATAAGCCCCCAAACTACGATATGGTTTCTGCGCTGATGGAAGACACCAGGTTCAAGCAAACAGTAGACATGAAACGTAAAGACCTGAAGGATCAAACCACATCTTCGTACTGCATGAGCCTAACGTGTCAGCTGGTTTGCCTCGGATGGAGCGATCAGGATATTACAGATTTCCTCGTCTGGTGGCGAAAGAGTCATTGCACTCCGTACAAGGAGAAAACTGCTGGCTGGTATAGAATTACCATCAACAAGGCCAGAAGAATGCCAGTAATCAAAGAGCAGGGGGACAGAGCAAAGCAGCTGGTGCGAGCATCATCTGCTACTGAACCAGAAGAAAGGTTAGCTGCCCTCAGTGAGTACCTGGGATTCAAGGTAAACTCCATCACGCGTTGGCGTGCCGTCGATGAGGAGTCGGGAATCACGGGGCGGCCCTGGTTTGTCATAGACACGGGGCTGGGGATAGTCAAGGCTGAGGGGGGGCAACTAGCTGAACGCAAGAGGTTCATGAACGAGATTTGTTTCGAGCAGCTCGGCCGTAGCGTGGAGATTCCAACCAAGCTGTGGCCCGACGTGAAGCAGGTCATAGCTCAGTCATGGACCACGGAAGACGCATCCAAGGAGTACTCCGAGTACGAAGACCTGAGGCAGAGCGTCCGGGAGTACGCGGACAAGAAGACCGTCACAGAGGACCCGCTGCAGGCCAGGGACTCGAACCAGGTGCTCTCGCGCGACGGGAACCGCTGGGTAAGCATCACCCGCCTGTGTGACTGGCTTAGGATGAAGAAGGGTATCCACCTCGGACCCCGGAACGCCAGCCGAGACCTCCAGCTGGCAGGATGCAGGAGGATCGAGATCAAAAACGTGAGGCATGGACAGGGCATGACAAGCCTGGTTTTTTGGAGCGTCCCATGACCTCTAGGGGGAAAAACCTCAAATCTCCTATAAGGGAACTTTTTCATGCCCTTGTCCCCTTCGCCTATGAAAAGGGTTTGCCACAAGAGGCTTTGGGGCTTACTACATAAAGATGGTACAACTTACGAGAGAGTTTTGGGGCTTTTAATGAACTTAAAAAAGATTATTCGAAACCAAAATAATGAAAGCATGTGCCATTTTGGCACCCACCCTGTGAAAAGCCATGAGCAATGTCAAGAATGTCAAGTCGTTGTGACAGTTCTGTGACAATCCAATGAGCACCACAACGACTATAATCGGGAGACCCGGAACTGGCAAAACTACCCGCCTCGCGGAGCTGGTCCAGAGGGCTGTGAATCGCTTCGGACCCCAGCGTGTGGTGGTGGCCAGCCTGACCAAGACCGCGGCTCATGAGATAGCTTCCCGCCCGGTCATGACCGACGGGCAAGATCGCCCCATCTGGGAGACGCTCGAGGATCGCGTGGGTACCCTCCACGCCATCTGCTACCGAGCCCTTGGGCGCCCGCCCCTGGTGTACGAGCACATCGACGGCTTCAACGAGACATACCACAGAGACGTGAGTAGTGGCTCACATGGCACTGACGACCTCGGGGATCACTACGAGGAAACCACTGGTGGAGATGAACTTCTGGAAGAGCTTGAGAAAAACCGCGCGCGTAGGGTACCCCGAAGATTGTGGAGACCAGCAGTAGAAAACTTCTCTATACAGTGGAACGCCTGGAAAGACTTCACGGGCTCAATCGACTTCAGCGACATGATCGAGCTGGCCCTCGAGAAGCTGCCCGAGGGACCCCAGGGTCCGGCTAGCGCCATATTCTACGACGAGGCACAGGACGGCAGCAAGCTCGAGCTTGACCTGCTGCAGCAGTGGGCTCGTCACGCTGACCACGCTGTCATCTGTGGCGACGACCTCCAAGCGATCTTCTCGTGGCGTGGTGGCTCGGTTGAGGACTTCCTCGCTTGGAGCGAGAAGCGCACCATGCTGCCTGAGAGCCACCGGCTCCCCCGTGCCGTCCACGCCGCCGCCTGCCGGTGGGCAGATCAGGTGGTGTGCAAGGCCCCCGGTGAGTACCGGCCACGCAACGCCGAGGGTAAGGTGGCGCTCAGCGACGCTAGCCTATCGTACCCTGAGGATGCCATTCCTGCCATCCTGGAGGACCTAGGAGCCGGGAAGCGAATCATGCTACTCGCCACCTGCGGGTACATGCTCGGACCGATCCTGGGGGCTCTCAGGGACCACAGCGTGCCATTCTGGAACCCGCACCGAGTAACTAGGTCTGATTGGAACCCGCTTCGCACGAGCGAGAAGCGGGGCTCCCCCGCTGGACGACTCCTTGCGTTCTCGCGGGTAAACGATGCGGTCTACGGTAGTGGCGCCAGGATCTGGACCTGGAAGGAGCTGTCTGGCTGGACACGGGTCATGGATGGGCGTATATTGCTTAGGGGGGGTAGGACTCGGTTGGAAGAGAACTCGAAGCTGGACACACCCGTGAGCATGGAGGACCTGGAGCAGACCTTCCAGGAGTGGGCTCTGGGTCCAGCACTTTGCGGTGACCTGGAGTGGTTGTCGCTTCACATAGCTGACGCCAAGCGGCGTGTGATGGAGTTTCCCCTCAGTGTGGCTCGCAAGATGGGTGTGCGCACCCTTGAGAAGGAGCCCCGGGTGGTGGTGGGCACCATCCACAGCGTCAAGGGAGCCGAGACCAACTGCACCTACCTGTGGCCTGACCTGAGCCCTTCCGCATGGGAGGAGTATGAAGGGAGTGGTAAGGACGACGTGCTGAGGACGTTCTACGTCGGGATGACCCGATGCAACGAAAAGCTGACCCTCTGCGCTGCATCAAGCGGGTACAGCGTGGAGTGGGAACCGGCACTGGAGGAGAGATGAAGGGTACATATTACTGTACAGATTGTGACGAAACATACAAAATGAATATTGGTGAAAAGTGTCATATCTGTGGAGGGGACATATCTGCAGGTTCATGTAGAGTCCACGGAAATCACGGGTACTGTGTACAGTTAGCTAGTAATCCTGCAGTTATAAATGGTGGAAGGTGGGCAAAAATGATGCAGCCGCGCTGTACTTCCTGTGGTAGTGAATTCGTTCAGAACTCTCTTGGTTGCTGCGGATACTGCGGTACTCCTGAAGATGGATCACTGAAGAAGCCTAGTGTGAACAAGCTGGATGAGGTATACCCATTCACAGTTTTGAGTACTTACAGTGTGATGCATCCGTGCTGTGAAGCTCCATTCTGGGACTTCCGCATTGAAACCGGGAAGCGGGGAAACAGAGCACAATGAAACCCAGGCCACCTCTTGAGTCCGCAATCGTAAGGAGCTGCATCAGGGCTCTCAGGGGATGGGGAGCCTGTGTTAGAAAGCTCAAGGGAGGACCCCATGCCGTCACCGGAGACCCTGACCTCTACGGAAGCTACCTCGGAAGATCTTTCGTCATCGAAGTTAAGCGCCCTGGAAAGCGCCCGACAAAGGTACAGAAGGCTCGCCTCCGGGAGTGGAGGGACATCGGAGGGGCCTGCGCAGGAGTCGCCCACTGCGCAGCAGACGCCAGGCTTATCATGTGGGGAGCACGAGTCAATCCCACCACTTTCGAGCTGGAAGCCGGAACCCAGGTACGTAGTGGCGATGCTGGAACGGATGGGAGCGACAAGAAAACAAGCCGTCGAAGCCGTAGTCGTGGCGTTCTGGGCAGCGGGGACGAGGGTGGAGAGGGTGAAGTATGACCATAGCTAAGGACTTCAAGGACATTGCTCAGAGCTACGCGGAAACTAGACGTGTTGTAAACAATAAACTTAAGGTAATGAAAGATAAACGCATCAGAAGTAGCATCAAAGAATTCTGGGAAGAGCTAAGAAAAATAGATCTATCAATGTGGGATTGCGGTAAGATTATTAGCTCACAACCAACAAAGAGGTTTCTTTTCCAGATCGATTCCATGCCATCAGATGCAGAAAACAGCCCCCAGGACTCGCCGGAGATTCCGGACGTGTCCGGAGTAGGGGTAGACCCCGAAACGCGAAATTTGACCGGTTTCCATCAAGTGGACAAGGAAGGAAATGACCATGCCCAGCCCCCTGAGTAACCCCGTGACCCTGGCGAGAGCCATTGCAACCAGAAGCTCACGCTCTGCGGCAGTCAATGTTACGCTCCACCGCGATCCGACACCGCCGCCACATTGGCCAGGTTCCCACCAAGTCGGTAGCGATCCAGCTCTTCTGCCGTGAATGTCTAGGATTCGAACCTGGAGATACCGGAACCCTAGCCCAAGCCGTACGTGACTGCTGCGCTCCCGCCTGCTGGCTGTGGCCCTGGCGCACCGGAGGTCTAGACCCGCGTGCCGCCACCACCGGCATCGAACCTGCCAACGATGAGTACTCGCAGATCGATTCTGTGCCATCAGAAGCCCCTGGAATCGATCGCGGCTCACAGGATGACTCCTGACACCATCTCTGGTCTGAAAACGCAGCACAGCCCCGGCCAGGTACCGGGGCTGTGGGGTGTGGTCATGAGGTTAGATCAGACCCGCGTCTTTAGCGAAGACGCGAAGAATGGCCTGTATTACACTCCAATCTATCCACCGTTCTTTGTACGACGATGATTCTCTATGAGCTATCTTTCCAAGCACCCTCCTGAACGCAGCTCTCCCCACCTCCTCATCGTGCCGTCGAAGAATGTTGCAGCACGCGGAACAGAAATGTCCCAGCCCGTGGTAGTGGTATGTCGTCGTTCGCCGCTCGTCGTGACACCACTGACAGTACATGTTACCTCCCTCAGATCTGTTTCATGCCATCACTGACACGCTCCAGCCACCTCAGTGCCCGATGATCATGGTCCGGGCACTGCCACCGCTGGGAATGGCACATCGCACGTACCTCCGCTCTACACTCTTCCAGAGCCTTGCGGTAGCCCCTCAGATACGCAATGCGCTGCCCGTTGCCCCTTGCAGCGTGCTGGTCTAGGATCGATTGCGTTATGCGGCCCTTCCACACGTCCTTGATTCGGATGATCCCCCTGCGGACAGCAAGCCACTTGAACACGCCCCGTCGGAGCAGGGACGTGTAGACCTCGTCAGCCGTGCACATGCGCCCCGAGAGGTCATCCACTACCAAGCTGGGCTTGTTCTGCGATAGCGTCCAGATCGAGTCTTGGTCAAACTCCATGGGTGCCTCCTTAGATCGGTTTCATCGTGTGGTCTCGTTCAGAATCCAGAGCCTCTTGCAACGCCACTTGTCGCCAGCGTGCAGAATCTCGCTACGAAGACACCGACACCTGACAAACTTCTGGACATAGTTTGATCGCAGCCATTCCAGGCCACTGAGATAGATTCCGGGATGGCAGTCTGTTACGGTGTCAACCGAGAACACGGGAGCTGTGTACGGTCGCTTCCTGGGCTTGTACAGGGTAGAACCAACGTGCTGAGACTTTTGAGTTCTCCACCCGTACACATACCTGCGACCGCCTACAGTCTTGGGCTCCAGTCCCGACCGGATCAGCTCTTCGTCGCTAATCTCGGGGAGTAGGGATGATGGATCACAGATCGTATCGGCGAGGTCCGCGTTCCAGAGATCCGCGCCCCTGAGGTCCGCGCCCCTGAGGTACGCGCCCCTGAGATCCGCGCCCCCGAGGTTCGCGCCCCTGAGGTCCGCCCTCACGAGATCCGCTCCCACGAGATCCGCGCCCCTGAGGTCCGCGCCCCTGAGGTCCGCCCTCACGAGATCCGCTCCCAAGAGATCCGCGCCCCTGAGGTCCGC